TTATCTACCCACGGTAAAGTAAACTCTGTCGTTGAAGTGTCAGTAGATCTATAAACTTCAGCCCAAGTATTAGCACTGTAATCAGCGTCATAAGTAGTAGCGATCAAAACTCTATATCCACCTATGGCGGTACCATTATCGGCTGGTGTGTCCCAGTCCACCTTTACACCGCTTGTAGTTTCTGTAATTGTATAATTACTTCCTACACCGTTTGGTGTTGGTGGTGTATTAGATACTTGCAATTCTGTTGTAGCTGAGGCCGAACTGTAAATACTGTTTTCATTGTCATATCCAACAATATAAAATTTGTAAGTATCGTCTGGTAATGAACTGTAAGGTATCGTACACTCTGTCACTAACACTGTACATATAATTTGTGCATTTTGTTGATTGTCTACTTGGTAATAATATACTTCCCAACTTTCTGCTACTTGATTACCAGTGTCAGTAGCGTCCCAATCAATCAAAACTCCTGTTCCATAAGTTTGTGAGGAAGTCACATTTATAGGTGCGCCCAATACTGGAGGTTGAGTAGTGGTTGTTGTAGTAGCAGCAAAACTACCAGTAGATACAGCATCGTCATATTGAAAATACATATCGTCAAAGCTAGACCAATCGTGTATGTCAATAACAAACTTGGTAATAAATTTATCTGTATTGTTTTCATCTGCATTGTTATCAGTAAAAGATTTGTAAAATGTGTCATACATATCTGCACCATTACTTCCATAAGACTGTGCAGTCTTGTTTTCTGTTTCGGTTGTATTATCTGAATAATGGAAAGTGACTGAATATGCTTGATTTACTGCACCTACTTCAAAACCTACTTCATATACATCTATATCGCTAGAAAATTCAAAAGTATATTCGTGTGTACAACCACTATGAACTTGATGACACAAACTTAGAAATTGTCCCTGCGTTCCGTAATTACTACTTTCTGTATAAACAGTATTGTGTGAACTACCATCTTCTCTTGTAATAGTAAAATAGCCATCCCAATCTTGATCACTAAAACCCTCGTTTACTGTGACTTCAGTTGCAACTGCTATTGGAAAAGGATATATCAGTAAGCCAACAATTAATAAACGAACTAAGGTATTGAACTTACGAAGCACTCTCTCATCACTTCCTACCTCTTCCCACCATCATATATAGTTGCGTGTCCTTCTTTTACAAGAAGATCATTTATATTTACTTTGTCTTTATAAATTACACCTAAAACACGACCATATTTACCAACGCCAAAAGATTGCATTTCTAGATCTGATTTTTCGTCTGTTAGAAGTTCGATAAGTCTAGCTTTAGCCGCAAGTCCCAGGGCTTTTTCTTCGAGATCTCTAGTTCTAGACTCAGGTGCGTTAATTCCCTGGAGCCTAACACGAGATTTATGCCACACATCAAAACCCAAATCAATTCTAACATCAACGGTATCTCCATCTACTACCTTTAATACTTCTATTTTATAATAATACATAAATGATCTCCTATATAGTAAAGGGGGAAATAATCCCCCTAAACCATAAAATTTTGTTTAATTAGCCTTTAGGCATATTAGACATAAATTTGAAAGGTGCTTCTTCTAAAACATTTTGCAATGCTGAGAAAAACGCAGCACCACCTGCTACTACTGCACCTTCAACGACTGACATATCTAGCCAGCCTGATTGAGCAGCTAGTATTACTCCAAGACCTGCTTGTAGTCCAGTTCTTACTGCTCTAATTAATGACACTTTAAAAGCGTCTGTTAATTCCCAATTCATATTGGATCTCCTAACTTTCTTTTGCAAAAGAAATGTCCCAAGTTTTTTTACCTAAGACACCATCTTGTTGTAGCCCAAACTCTTTTTGAAGTTCGAGTACCTTTTTCCTAGATCCATTCCCATACCAACCGTCAGGACTTAAACCAACAGCTTTCTGCCATTCTTTTAGTTCATCTGATTGAATCATAGGTACTTGTACCTTATAGTATATTCCTGGCCATTTAGGAAAATCTTTAGAAAAATCATAAACTTCTGTTTCTGGCTTTGGTTGATCAGTAGGACTTACAGAGTAAACTGGCTCATTTCCAGATACAGCAATGTACTCATTGTCACCTGTGTCGTCAAAATCTACATACTTGACCATAACTTTTTCACCAGACAATATTGCATCTCTCACTTTTGGATATACAAATTTATATGCTGAAACGCTACTTCCCACCCAGCCGTCAGGTTTTATCAAATTACTTTCTTGATTTTGTCCTAAAATTAAACAACCACTGGTCGCCTCGTCATTATTACCTGTGTGCCAAAGAATATATTCGAAATTAGGGACATTATTGACATAGATCATGCCACGATGCCAGTCAGGTCCATATTTCTTTAAGTAGCGTGAGTGAAAGCCACCTTCGCTACGAAGCGTTAATTCATACACACCAGCAGGTATTCTGGTTTCATGTTTCTGCTTAACAGCCCTATATTCGTCCTCAACCGTGTAGCAGAGGAATTTTCGTTTATTGTCTGTTATATCAAATAGTATTCCACTAGTGGAATCTTTTTGTGAACTTATCCTTAATACTTCTAAAAACATACAATTTCATCATAAATGATGTAAATGTCGTTTCAGGTATTTAACTCTCGAAAGGAAAATATTCTTCGTTTCTTACAAAATATCCGCCAGATTTACTACTAATTGTAAAGCTGACCTGTCCTGGTGGTGCTTCATCCCCAGTCATATCTTTAAACCACTTAGATCCGTCGTCCATTGACGGTGCTTGTATAAACCATCTACCACGATTTGGATATTTTATATAGTGATGAAAATGTCCCCATACAAGTAGATCAGCGTCGCCAATAGGTGCGCGCCCCATACATTGACCAGCAAACCACTTTATTCCTTTATCAAAAGCAAATCTACCAGTTTTCACTGAAACTCCAGATCTAAATTGGTGGCCGTGAGCAAATCCAACTATCTTTCCTGATATTTCTATTGTTGCTGATAATTCCTCTTCTGGTATGTAAAACTTAACATGACCAAATGCTTTAGGGTTTTGTTCAAGTATTTCCTGTACTTGCTCGACAACTGCAACATCGTGATTGTCTGCAAAATTAGTAAAGGTCTTACCATTATCACGATTTTCACCGTGATTACCAGCTATTGCACATACAACTACATTTTTAAATAAAGGTGACCACTCCGTAAGAGCTTTTACCATTATTCTACGAGCTACCTTAACCTGATCACGAAGATTGAGCTCGACTCCATAGGTCATGTTGGCGTAGAATCCTGCGCAATTTTCGATAATATCCCCTAAAGATAATATGTATAAATTCTCGATCTTCTTACCACTTGCTCTTAGAGTTTCAACATGAGTTATAAAATCAGGTATCATTCTTGTCAAACGATCAACAATAGCCTCTGTACCTTTACCATCTGGTTTACCGATCTGCCAGTCACTCCAGCAAAACACAATGCTTTCGCCTTTATCAACTGCTATTTTCTTTGGTTTTTTAACTTTCTTTACTTCTTTAAGTAAAGCGTCATAATCAGGATCATCCTTTGATACTGGTTGTAGTGATTGTATCCTCGCTTTGTAGTAAAAAAGCCTAGTCCCCCCATCAGTCGGACTGTCCCAAGATCTTACCTCAACTGGTTCTATGACCTCATATTTTTTTGGATCAAGCTCCAGTTGTTTTAAAATATCATCGTAATGATTGATATTGCTTTCTTTTTGTGGCTCTGATACTATTTCGCCTTTGTCACCTTTTATCCTATAACCAGGCTCAAATCCAGTTGGATGATCTCTTTTCTTTCTACCTTTAGGCTTTGGTGCATTAGATTTGTTCTTGTTGTATTCTTCAAGACTTGACATAATGTTCCATAGTGTTTCGGATAGCACATCGTATAGAGTCAACTGTTAAAGGACAATCTTTGTGTTCTTTAAGCCATTTAGCAGCAGTTGCTGCTGTGACATTACCAGACTTGACACCTTCACACGCTTCTACCCACGCAGCCCTGTTAGACTCATTTAAATCTCTCCAAGCTACTGATCCAGCTTTGCTTGGATTTGATTGTGAGTATTCTGTCAAAGAAGTCATTACTCTTCTTCTGATTTAACTTCTGCTGGTTCTACTGGTGTCGTAGTACCACTAGAGGCCTGCAATACTTCTTGTAAAGCTCTGTTTTGAACTTTTAATTCAGAGTTTTTTAACTCTAATTGTGCAATTTTTTCAGCAGTGTCATTTAACATAGCTCTGAAAGTTTTATTTTCAGCTACTAATTTATTCACTAAATCTGCTGTTTGTTCTGCACTAAGTTGTTGCGTTTCTTCAGCCATAAATTACTCCTTCTATATTCAGTAATATAATCAATAGTATATACTAATTAAGACAATTTTTCTGTGTTTTTAGGATTGTTTTATACAACCACATTTACAATGATCTGAATTGTAAATATGCGAAAATGACTCTTCTGTGATTGTTCTTGGGGATCTAGTAGTAATTCTGCTTTTTTTAAGCAGTTCCTCTTCAAGATTATAATTACTTACCATACTCAATTATAAACTTATAATTAGCGTTTACCGGTCTTTAGTCGTCACCAGCCCAGTTAGGATTACCTCTATATTCGTCATATATAGTTCTTTCATAGAGATCTTCCATAGATAAGTATATCTTTTTAGCAGTAATGTAGCCCTTTGTGATCAACCACTTATATGGCGCAGTAAATATCTTGTTTTCCCACTCTAAAAACTTATCAAACACCACACATACCTTCGCACTCATCATCAAATAAAGATCCCTGATAATCTTTTGGTTCTGCAAATGTAGCCTCTCTTAGAGGTATTTTAGATCTATATAAGTATTGCTCTGAACCATCGTCATACTTTTTAAAGTTGGTTAAGGCAGCGGACTCGGAATTAGGGTTTCTTAACCACTCGTCAAACTCAACAGCATAAGCAAACTCTTCTGGGTAATGTTCTTTTAATCGTTTCCACTCTACATCATTGTGGTATGGACAAATAATACAAGCAGATCTTGGTGGTTTCGGATAACCCTCTTTCTGTGTCCAGTCTATTATGTCTTGTCTTGTAATTTCCTCTTGTATATATGGATAGCAGTTAACCTGCCATTTTGTCATAGGCTCTTTTACTCTTTGTATTTCGTCAAAGGAAATACCCATAACCATTTCTACATATTTATTTCTTAAATTCTTAACACCTAAAATTTCTCTAACTTTTTCTTGTATTGGCCTGATCTTGTATTCAGCAGTACAAGTCCTTCTACCAAAACCCATTTTTCCGTCTGATTTTTTTATATAAACAGGAATTAGTGCGTATCTACCTTCCTTAGCTTTGTAGTCGTTAATTATATGTCCTGTATTCATAGAGTTTCTTACAACTTCAAACTCAACACGGCCTTTCATTATCTTTTTTAAATATTTAAGCCACTCGTAAACTTCTTTAGGCTCATTACCAGTATCAGCAAACATTGCAATATCGACTGGTTCTATTTCTTCTCTAAGTAATTTAAAAACTAAAGCAGAGCTTTGTACTCCAGCACCTAAAGATAAAACTCTTAGATCTCGATCTCTTTCTAGTGTTTTTTCGTCACCAACTTTTAATTCCTGCATATAAGCCATATCAGTTCCCCTCTATAAATATACACTCTCCTGGACACTCCTCCGCAGACTCAATAACCAAACTTTCTTTACCTTTAGGAACAACAGCTTGACCTTCTGCCCCCTGTGGATTACCGAGATCTTCTGCAAATATTTTGTCACCCTCTTTAACATAAGCTAGTCCATCATTTTGCATTACAAAAACTTCTGGACATATCTCTGCACATAAACCATCTCCTGTACATAAATCTTGATCAATCCAAACTTTCATTTTTGTTTCTTCTTGTTATTTCCCTATATCCGCCTGTAAACTTAGATCTTAATCGAAAAGACTCATTATCTATGGCTTTGTGTTCAGTATCACTAAAAAGCTCCACCGCTAACTCAGTTTTTTCTCTTTTAAACGGTATGCAGTGTAAAAAAGGTGTTCCTCTTTTAATAATAGTGTCACCTTCAGCATGCCAGATACTAGGAAAATTTACTTGATGGAAACTGTCTGTTTCAACAATTCCAGGAATTACGGTAAAGTCGTCATTTTTATGTAATAAAGGTGGTATAAAAAGTGTTGACCAACCTGGTGGTGTCCAAAAAAACCAGGGACTAGTAAATTTTACAGCTCTTTTATAATCGCTATCTTCAAGAGGATAAGTAGAAAACTGCTCATTGTCGTGAAATTCTATATGACTGCTTGGTAAGTTTATTTGGTTTGTTTCAAAATGAAATGTATCACCGTGTCTTTGTACCAGCATGTCGTACCACATAGGTATAATGTATCCCTGCGTAAAGTAGTCAACAACTGCTGGACATTTTTTAATTGTATGACTGTTGTAATCTTTAAGCATTTCCCCCATTTTTGGAAATGGTTGTATATCTAGTCTAGCTAGATCAAGTGGTAAGTTTTGGAACCAATCAGGGATCATCTGTCCTGCTGGTACTGGTGGTGCAGTGTCAATTAAAGCTGGCGACATAGTTGCAAACTTTATTTCATTTTTTTTAATCCATTTCATTTATACCTCTTTTAAAAAACCAATGATCAGGCTCCGCATAATGCAAAAACAACATACCAACTTGATTTGTTTCTGGATTAGGGAACTTTGATCTCCAATGCTCTTGATCTTCACCATAAAAAGCTAAGGCCTGATTGTCCCCTAAAGTATATTCTTTACCCTCTACATATAAAGGCCACGGTGTATTTTGATACAAACACAGATCTAAAGTATATGTACAAGCGTTATCGTCTTTATGTGGTAATAACTCTGCCTCTGTACCTTCGTAATGTGCAAACAATATGTAAGTCTTTTTTAAAGTATCAGAGTTAAATATTTTTTTAGCTTTTTGTTCTACGCTTGACAAATATGTGCGCATTTCTGGATAATCGTAATCAGATACAGAATATCGACCAAAATAACTATCATAACTAAATGTCTTATGTTTACTTTTAAGTAGATTTCTAACATAATTAAAACTACCAAAATCTAGTAGGCTATCAATAACCTTTACTTCTTGAACCATTTTTTCTTCGGTAATAATTTTTTTGGTCTACGAGCAAGTGCGTCAGTGTATAAAGTATTTGTTTCTCTTCTGTTTATTGCTGAACCTACAATCATATTCCATCTTTTACTAAATTTTTCGTTCCACTCTACAAACTCTATTTTCACTGGTTTAGAAAAGAGTATGTTAAACATTACAGTATCGTGGTTTAATTCAAGTGTATCTTGTGTTGTGTCTGTCCACTCAAAAGCCCAAGATAAACCCCTAGTCCAAGCGTGTATAGGCATAAAACCACCAATTAAAGATATTGGTAGATTTTTACCTGCGTTTCTATCACTAGGCACTACATCAAGCCAAACTTCTGGATCATCTGTAAAAAACATAAAAGGCATAGTTATTTGCATAACAGGTTGATTAGGATTAGCCCAGGCCTCTTTTTCCTCCATAATTACATCATTAAAAGGTCCGTGATGTTTTACAGCACCGTGATAATTAGCAGAAAAATTAAAACCACCAAAACGATCAACCTCGTCAGCAAATTGATTTTTACCTAAATTTACTTTTACATGACTATAAGGGAAGTACATTTCATAAAGTCTATTTCTTTGAAACTGTGTAGATACACAACCATTTGGAGCTTTTACAAACTTACGAGGCATACCATAATTAATTACAGGGATACTTCTTTCTTCTTCGTGTTCCTTACCAGCTACATCTGCAAGTGGTTGAGGTATTGTAAATGCAACGACTGGTAAATTTCTATTACTTTCCCTTAATGGTTTTTCCCAAATACTTGCTATATCAGGTATTTTTATTGGGCATTTGTTAAATAATCCCATCTTCTTCCCACCTCTTTCTATTTTTTTGAGTAAGCCAACGGTAATAACCGTTTTGTCTAGTTCTTTCCGCAGCCCTACTCTTATCATAATATTCTTTATCTTGTTCGTCCATAACCCTTACATCTAAATTTGGTAGAGTTTCTCTTTTAAATGGTATAACTTGTATCAATGGCATACCCTGTCTAAATATTCTTTCACCTGTACCGTGATAGATAAAAGGTATATTCATTTGATGATATGAGTCTGTTTCAACTAAAGCTGGCATAATTTCTAGATCTAGATTTCTGTGATACCACGGATCTACTATCATAACAGACCAACCTGGAGGTGTGACTATATCCCAGGGATTTTCAAATTTTAGAGCAGTATTAAATGAGTGTTCTAAGTAAGGCATCTCACCTATTGATTTGCGATCATGGAAAGTTATTGTGTTTTCAAAAGCGTGTTTGTTATACCAGTTCAAACCAGTTTCTTTTGTATGATCTATTTTTAAATCCAGCCACAGGGGTATGATGTATCCTTCATACATTATATCTTTAACACTAGGACACTTTTTAAGTGAGTTATCCTTATATGGAACAGTATTCCAACTTTCATCTTTCAAAGCACCGTCTTTACCGTCACGCATTTCAGTCCACTCACGCTGTAAATTTTTATACCAAGCTGGTACAAACTCTTTAGCTGGTCTTGGCGGTGCTAGATCAATATACTCTGGTTTCTGTGTTAAAAATTCTATTGTATCAAATTTTAGTTTGTGCTTTTTTGTTTCTAAAAATCTGTTGTACTTTTTCCCCATCACTATATTCCTACTCCAGTAATAGATCCGCAGTCATTACTGCTTGTAAGTGATCTTCAGTTTGAGCAGTAAATTGTTCTTTTAGTGATATTGTGTCATCAGACTCCCAGTGAATAATATTTACACTAGAAAAATTACTTTGCAAATATGAAATAGCAGTATTAAGAGAAGTTATCAGATCAGGCCTCCAATTTATTACTACTTTTACACCAGTATTGTTTGCAATAGTAGTTTCTGCACCTTTTAGTACATCTAACTCTTGTCCATTTACATTTATAACAATTAGATCAAGATCGGTTAGTCCTAAACTATCAACCGTAATAATATCTACTTCTTCATTTGCGTCACCAAAAATTAGATCTAACAAAGCACCAGATTTATTGTCTGCAAAATAATACATATTACCTGTACCGCTCTCATTACTACAAGCCTTTTCTATATTTGTTGCAGTATCAAAATTACCATTCAATATAGTAAACCTTTCGCTTACTGGTTCTATATTTATAGTTTCAACAGACTCAGCTTCCAATATACCAGTTGCTACACCTACACCAGCACCCACAATTAGTGCTTTTGAAAAGCTACTTGCATTTTCTTTAAGCCAAAACTCAACAGACGGATTTATGTGTCCAAGTAAATCTACTCTTCCAAATTCTGTATGGTCAGTTTCGTCAATATTAATAGTTATACCATTTCTAAATAGTTGTGATTGTGTCATAAATCTATCCTAACATTTCTTGTGGTAAATTAGAACCTTCTGGAAAGTACATAGGTGGCATACCATCAAAGTCTAACTTATGTCCTAACCAAGTCACGATAGCATACTTAGTACCACTAATAACAGGCATAGCTTGATGTGCGTAAGCCCAATTACTTGGAAACAATACTAGTGCTGGTTTTTCTGGTTTTACCATTTCGTCAAAGTGAGTAAAGTATGTACCACCACCCTGATATTCAGAGGGGTTTAAAAGTATTAGCGCTGATAAATGACGAGGGTTATGTGGTGCATAATCACAGTGAGCTTTATACTCTTGTCCACCCTGATAACGCAATAATGTATATCCTTCGTCAAAATGTATATTCACTTCATACTTATTACAATATTCATTTACATAATCTTGTAATTTTGTTGCTAAAAGTGTTTGTATATCTTTTAAAGCAGAAAATTCTTTATCTTTACCGTGCTTAACCATTTGTCTTACAGTCCTGTGTTCAGGTGGTAAGGTAGCATATTTACTTATAGGAAATAACTTATTACTTCTTATTTGACCGCCTTTATGTCCTTTACCTATACCTGCGTCTTCAAACTTAATTTCAATATTTTCGTCTTGATCAATGTTTTCTATAACATCTATTATTTTTTTAGACACCTCGTCACTTAAAAAATCCTCGTATATCTCTACACAACCCATTACTATTTTCATAATATTTGTCTCCCTGATAAGTTTTCTAGATCCTCTCCGTCTAAATATGAATCTAAATCAAATCCACTAGAGCAGGATACTAAAAAAGCTGACTTTCTACCATTAAGTAAAGGTGTTGTAGCGTGAGAAAAAACAAATGAACTAGGCATAATAACAACTGTTCCTGCTGGTGGTTTATAAGCACCATTATCAAAATATCTAAAATCTAAACCACCACCCTTAAAATTATCGTTTAAATATGTAAGTATTGTTATACGCCTAAGAAATGGTGCGTTCCAAAATCTACCTGTTTCAGGATTTCTAGTAGATCTATTGTCGCCATGATAATTCATAAATTTTGGTGGTCTGTAAGTTATATACTGGTATTGCTCCATCCAATGTATTTCGTCTTTAACATCTGGGTATACATCACAATACTCATTTATTTTATCCAGTGCATTTTGTTGAACTTGCCAAAAAAAATCTTGACTTTCTTTGTGTCTAAATTCTCTTTCTGGATCAAACCTTATAGGACCATTTACATTTTTTACAGTTTGATTATTTCCAGGCTGGCTTAGATCTTCCTCTGTTAAATTGTCTTTCCACCTATCTACTTCTGAATCCATTAAATCAACAATACCCTCTGGAACTTCTAAACACTTTTCCCAAGCTAATACACCAGGAACTATTTTTTTAATTTCAGCTTGTTTCCAAAGTCTATTCATTCCTCTTCCCCAACAAGTTCAAAAACTGATAGTTCTGAGTCAGCACATAATTTATCATCTTTGAAAAATTTTAGAATATACCAACCTGGATCTAGCCTTATATGATCAGTTCCCCATCTACTTTTTTGATGTGTATAACTTAATGGATGCTTGCTTACTAATTTATGATCTTTTTGTGGATTGTCATAATCTTTAGACCATATTTCTAATTTAAATACTGGGTTCTCTTCAAACTCTGCGAAATCATCATGAAGTAAAAATTTTGTAAAATCGGTATTAGCACAGGTATCAGGCACTAACAAATGTTGATATTCAGGTATTTCAAAGCTGTGTTCTTTGTCTTCAAACTTTATATAATGTTTGTTATTTTCTGATACACCGTGGTGTATTTCTTGAAACTTACCTTCCCACTGATCTTTACAGTCGGCTAAAGACTTATCTTTAGGTACAAAATATACCTTCTTCATGATCTCCTCCCTTTACAGATCTAAACTAGATTTGGTCTTGTTGTAAGTAATTCTTCAAGATAGTCAACGGTGTTCGCTAATACATCGCTTTTAGTTGCTTTGTATGCTGCTACATCGGCTTGAAAAGCATCTTCGTCAAAATCTGCTGGTACTTCACCGAGTTTATAAAGACAATTAGCAATCGCTTTGTCAACCATTTGTAATGCGTCAGCTTTTTCAACATTTAAAGCGTCTGCGTCTATTGATAAGTCCATACTTTCTCCTATATCGTAAGTATTACCACACAAGTATAACATTAAAACTGTCGAGATTAAGTCCATATCATGACCTACTTCTAGGTCTAATGTTTCTTGCGGTATTTGTATTGTAGTAGATTTTCTATAAGTATTGTAGATTTTTGCATAGGTATAATGTAGTTCAGTATCTACACCAGGATTTCCGTGTTCTACTGTGTCGTGTAGTGTTTCGTCATCATCAGATACTTCTTCGCTATATTGTAAAACAATTCTTTGAGGGGCTATTGCCGAATAAGTATTGTCTGTAAATAAATATTCTGAATCTTCTTTTATAAATACTTCTGAATAGTATGTTTCACCAACTATATATTTATAACCTGTTTCTCCACAGAAACCGCATAATGGTTCAGTACAAAATGAACCGCATAATTCTTTACCGTACTCTATACCAAAGTCTTTTCTGCGAATATAAACATCAGCTACCTTTGATCCGTTAAAGTCTAGATCTACATAGCCAAGATCTCCTTCAACTGTAAAATCTAAACCAGTTCTAGGAAATTCGTGAAACTCGCCGTCTGTGTCATTATCAGGAAACAAAAGATCTTTATCACCCTGATGTTCTCCAGGCATATAATACAACTGGTAGTCATCGTAATTTTCGTCTGATCTTTTATAGTGGATTCTAACTGTCGCCATTTTCTACCTCTGTATCTGGTTTGTCGTGTAAACCCACGCAGTATCCAGTTGGACTTTTACCACAGGTACATTTCTTAGCCATTGTTATACCTTAAATGTCTTGACTGTACCAGCCGCGTATCCTGTCACATCAGTAGCTACACCTGTCAAAGGTATGCTTTGAGAAACTATAAATATTACACCACCACCAGTAGTCGTTTCACCACTAGCTTCAATAGTTCCATACCCCTGTAATTTTCTTGCACAGAGAATAACAATTCCACCACCGTGATTAACACTATCTCCAGCGCCACCCTGTAATGCTTCTGCTGTTGTTTGGCCACCGTGATGTACAAGAGCTTGTATAGCAATGTCAGGATGATTAAAGTATTCTGCACCTTCGCCTGGTGCGGTAGCTGTATAACCATTACCATTACCACCTAAAGAGTTTGTGACATTACCAATAGCACCACCTCTTAATGTTCCTGAAGTAGAAACACCGCCTACTCGTCCAATTTTCGTATCACTTTGGTTTGATGAAGTAGGTGCTAAAGCACATACATTTCTTACAAAAACTCTATACCCTGCTGTATCTAAAACTATTCCTGGATTTACTGTCAAATTGTTATAGTGCATATCTCTGGTCAAAGTTGTATTAGAAGATATTGTGACATTACCATCCATACCAGATCCATAAATGCTATCTGGTATCACATCATAGGTTGTGTAATCTGGTGGTATATAACCGTATTCTTTTATATTGTATTCACCTGTTCTTGATATTGGCATAATTACTCCTATGATCCTGGATCAGTATCGTTTGCATTGATGTTATATACTGTCACGACTGATCCTGCTGTTGCTGTTCCTGAACCACCTGTACCTGCTGCTGCTGCAACTGTTAAACCGCTAGGTAGTGGTTTCTTACCTGATATTAAAACTACTGCACCACCACCAGCGTTATAAGATACTGATGCTGTGCCTTTTGATCCGCCTGCGCCACCTGGGTGATAGTTTGTTGGATTAGAGTCATAGTTTGTTGGATTGTTGTTTCCACCATAAGAATATCCATAAGAATATCCATAGCTATACCCATAGCTATATCCGTAAGAATAGTTGTTTCCAGGATACGAATAGTTATTTCCTGGATAGGAATAGTTATTACCTGGATGATAATGTGCGTAATGATAATGATAAAAACCACCAGGAAAGTTATTTATTGGTGGACTTGGGTGCCAATGATAATGTGTATGTGAGCTACCTGGATTAGATCCATAGTTTGTAGAGTTAGATCCATAGTTGGTTGGATTTGATCCTGAGTTTGAACCATAGTTTGCACCGTAATTTGCTCCATAGTTTGCACCATAGTTGGTTGGGTTAGTATTTCCAGGATAAGAATAATTATTACCTGGTGTTTGTGCGTCTGGTGCTGGTGCGCCGTCTGTTCCGTCAGAACTTGCTGTCGAGTCGTCAGCGTCAGCTCTAATTACACCATCTCCTACAATATTTTTTGCTACGATTAATACAACACCACCGCCGACTGCACCTGTGCCTGCTGTGGCTGCATTACCGTCTGCACCTCTACCACCATCAGCACCGACAGTCTGATAATCAGACCAGTTAGTATCACTACCGTCTGAACCACTTGTTGGGGTTCCTGTTATCGCACCGTCGTCTGCGCCTGATCCACCACCTAAAAATTTAAATGTATCTGTTGCTTGATCAAACTTTTTACCTGCTAAAGCTGTTGTTAAGTTAAAAAATTCACTTGATCCGTCAAAAAATTGATTGTTGTTATGATCACTATCAGTTTGTTCTGATGATCTACCACCTAAAGTATCTGTTGCTGCTGTTCCTTTAGCAAAACCACCTTTTAAAGTACCAGCAGTTGATTTATTACTAAACCTACCGATACGAGAGGTACCGTCTGTAAATGTTAATGTACCACGAACAAATAAACGATAACCGTTAGTATCTAGTGTGCAACTAGAGTTTATTGTTAGATCGTTGTAATACATATCTCTTGACAAAGTAGTATTAGCAGCGATAGTGACATCGCCGTCTTGACCATAGCCGTATATCTCGTCTCCGCCTAGTCTGTCAATAAAGACTGGCTCTGGTACATCTATAATGGCCATTATGTCACCTCGACACCAGAAATATGTATATTCACGGAAGTAGCTGCTGAACATTTTGCTGCTACTGAAGCGCTAGCTGGTATAACCATAGCCAAGTCAATAACTGTGGTTGTATTAGCTGATACAGTAATATCACCAAAAATGATATGTTGATCTCCTGTTGTATCCCCTGAAGGAATAATTTTGATCTCTACTGTTCTATCAGTAGCGGTATAGTTCGCTAACATAATTTGCTTGATAATACACTTATTAGAATTACTGAATACTTGTGCTTCAGAAGTTCCTAATGCTGTGACCTCTGCTAACTCCGCTGCATTATATATCGCCATTTATTCTCCTATAATCCCATCCATACCAACGCTTCATTTGTGAATAGTTGGACTGGATTTACTTTTTTCATTGCTGTTGCTGAATTGTCATATAACATGACTAAATCGTTATCTTCGTCAACATCTATTGATGTACCGTCTGTTAATCTTGTAGCGTCAATCGCTATATCGACAGCACCGCTTGTTGCACCACCAGAAATACCTGAAGTTGCACCAGTTGTGACACCTGTGACATCACCAACATCTAGTTGCAACCAAGCGCTTGAAGTTCGCACTTCTAGTCGGTCATCGTCAGTATTGTAGATCACCATACCTTCAGTTGCAGTTGTTATAGCATCTCTTTCGGTTTCTGTATAGGCAGGTATTAAAGGTCCGCCGTCTACATGGCCATTTTGAAATTCTGCTAGACCTGTTGAATCAGATCCAGTCATTGCTACTCTTATTAATTGTTGTCTATCAGCCATATTTATCTACCTTTTCCTAAATAGTTTTCTGGATCAAACTTGGAATCTACATAATCCGCAAGTGTTTTCCCACCACCATTATTATATTCTAAAGATTTGTGATCTACGGCTTTTCGCTCTTGCTCAGACAATTTCTTTATTTTAGTCCAATCAGTAGGCGCACCATTATAAGTAGGTGTTAATGCTTTATACTTCATTCTTCCTCTTCTCCCCACTCGACATAATCGTTATCGTGTGTTGCTCTATGAATATGAAAATTAGCGTGTGAATACAAAGTCATTATTCACCTGGTTTCGGATTGTCAGATTTTACTTGTTCTATATGATCTTTCCATGTTGTAGTGCCATTTATTTGATCTTTATACTGCATATCTAACTGATCTTCAATCGAGGCATACGCATTACGCCTAGCATCTATATAAGAAAACTCTTGATCCTCGTAATTTTGCCACGCATTGTCTTTTATAGCTTGTTCATAATCTTCTTCAGTAAATTCCATACGAACATTATTTACTGTTTTATACATCCCATCACCACCATTAGCAGTTTTCTTTGCTTCAATGTCAGTTCTTGCTTGATCTGTAAATTCTTCTAATGTAGCCATAATTCTCCTATCTTAACATATTTATTCTTCGACTTTGTACAAGCTAAATACACCAGAGGAAATATTGGCACCTCCAATATTCAGCATTTGTACGCCATCGTGAGTTCCTGTACTTTGTAATATTCCACCACCATGAAAACTTCCCATTCTTCCCTGTGATGTATTCCTGTGGATATTTTCATAAACTATGTAGCTGTATTGTGAGCTGTCGTTAAAGTTGTGTAAATAAGCTACCATATTAAAAGCATTATTCATAGATGTACCAAGTCCTTGACTAAGATCAATATTTCCTGTGTTGTCAATGATTGTTCCACCTGAGCTTGCATCGTTATACAATGTGTAGTGTCTGTAATCGTAATCAGAAGAAGTGACAGCACTACCACTTGCAGTAAACCTTATTCTTATATCTTGATTTGTTCCATCCATATACAACCCCTGAACAACGAGCATATATACATTTGTGCTGTCTATACCTGTTAATATGACTTGGGCTGTATCGCTACTGACAGTAGTAGTTGTTATAAGATTTAGTTTCCCTGCCATTACTGTTCCAATCCATATATTCTGCAAGTAAGAGTTTCAATATCATAGCTATCTCTATTTGTAAAAGATATACCTGTAATACTTGTGTTAGCTTTATGAACACCACCACCTCTAATATGTACTCCTATTTTTGTTGAAGATGGATATGCCATAGATCCTGTTTCTTGAAAACTTTGGTATGTGTAATTACTACCAAATGGATCATAGATCCACATTGATCCATTACCATTACCATGATTATCATCTTTGTCGTGATATATCAAAGCAAACTCATCTCTATTACTACCACCCAAATCAAATGGTGCATTTGTATATCCACGAAACATTAAATTTCTATGATCATAGTTAGCTGTAATTTCTGTTCCTGTGCTATCTACTAACCTAACATCCATACTATTGTTTTCTCTTTGTGTATCAGCACTTGTATTGTTGAATTGAACAAAATAGACTTTGTAGTCAGCAGAAAATACAGGATTAATAGTAATCTTGTTTGCATTTCCCTGCGTCACTTCTGTAGTGCTAATTAATTTTAAACTCATTGTTTCAATCCATATAAACTTGCATCTAAAACATCTATTGTTCCTGATATAGGGTACAACCTGATTCCGTCGACATTACTAAATTGTGGTAAATATCCACCACCGAAAACTACACGAAATCCACCTGTGCTATGTATTTGACCATGCATCATGTTTTGATAACTTTGTGTCGAACTACCACCTAATTCATAAAACCATGAATGACCACTACCACTTTCCCCTGCTGCGTTTCCTGTACTATAAATTGCTCTTATTCTGCTGTAAGTTGTAGTTAAACTATTGGCTGTTCCTGTGTCCATATATTTATAACCAAATTGATAAACTGAATCACTTTCTAAAGTTCCATTTTCAAAAAATCTTATTCCTAGTGCTTTACTGTCAGTATTAGGTTGAAAATTCGTGACAGTCAAAAGATGAGCTTTATAACTACTTTCTTGAATATCGCTAAAATCCATAACACTATCGCCTGTTGTAGCTGATTGATGTTGTATGAGTTCTAAATCCCCACTTGCTACTGCACCTAGAAGTCCAAATCTTGCGCTACCTAATGGCATAACTACTCCTAACTAAAGTTTTGTTGAGCATTGAGTAGAGGTGTTCCTGCATCGACAAATAAAAATGTTATAAGATCAATAGATCCTGATCCTGTGGTCATTGTATATCCTGCGCCCCCTACTGTTTTTGCAGTCACATCGCTACCACCATTTATAGTCACAGCGTTTATTGCAACAGTTCTGTCTGTGCTGTCTTGTGTAAGTTGAAGTGTAAATGTGGCTACACCTGAAGTAGGTACATTTGTAAAGTCTATGTCTGTTATGTTTTCTGAAAGAGTTATAGCACCTGTATTACCTGCTGACATATCTATTGCAACTACACCTGAAGAAGAAGTGACAGTTTGTTTTGTTTCTGAATATGCTTTTAGATTATTACCTTTAAAATCAAACACACCTGCACTAGAAATATTTAATCTTTCTGTGCCTGCTGTGTGCATTTCTATTTCATCATTATCAGAACTTGAACTTTCTACTCTTATAAATGTATCTGTATCACCATCTCTAAATGTTGTTGCTGAGTTTGAAGTTCCTGTAATATTTATTGGATCAACAGTTCCGTCTGCAAGAGTTAGATCAAGATCCGTTGCTGATGTACCGACATTTGTAAATTCTATAGGATCTGAACTACCATCAGCTAAGGTAAGTGGCATTTCGTCATTAACGCTAAATGTTGCGCTTGCTGCAAAGTTAGACTTAGCTACTTTCTTTAGTGCATTAGCGCTTCCGTCATAAACAACAATAAGATCTGTTTCTGCTGGCGAACTATCTTCTGTTAAAGCTGTAATAGCAGCAGTTGTTATACCAGTTGCATTACCCTCAAATGTACCTGCAACAAATGTTTCAGATCCAACAGTCCACTTGTCTGTTGATTCGTTCCATATAAGTGTTTTATTAGTATCGTCACCTCTTTCAATTTCAATACCACCGTTCTCTGAAGCAGAGCCAGTTGCATTGGAATTGATAACTATGACATTATCAGCTAAGTTTATTGTTTCTGTATTAACAGTTGTTGTTGTACCTGATACAGTTAAGTTTCCTGATACTACTAGATCATTGAAAGTCACATTAGAAGTTGTAGCAACAGCCTGTCCAATAGCTACTTCACCAGAAGAAATAGTCACTCCTGTACCGCCTGTGACATAACTATCTATCTTGGTTTGTACTCTTGCATCTGTGTAATATAGATTTGAAGATCCCTCACTAAGATTATCTGTGTCCTTTGTAGCAAGTCTTGTATCAAACGCAGTATTTACTCTTGCGTCTGTGTAATACAAGTTTGTTGAACCTTCGCCAATATCGTCGGTATCAGCAGTAAAGTTAACAAAAGCAGAACCATTATATTTAATTAACTGACCATTTGAAGGGGAAGTTATTGTTGTATCAGTCAAACCTGACAAAGTTGCTGTGACATCTCCAGGCTCAAATCTAGAGTTAGAGGAACTATAAACTAGTGCTTGTCCGTCTGATACAGAAGTAGTAATTACATCGCTTAGATCTGCAATAGAAACAGTACCAAAGTCTATATCTATTTCGTCATTTGTAGTATCGTTTGTGACAGTTATTTTGGCGGATCCAGCATTGATACCTCTAAATTCAAGATCTTCACCTGTCTTTTGTTTAAATACTCCAATACCTGCTGTGTTTTGATTAGATGCTGTATTAACTTCACCTGATCCAGATAAGCCACCAAGAGAGGACAGAACGAAACCACCAGAAGTGTCGCTATAAGAAACAACTTTTGCGTCGTCGCTTGATGTTGGATCGCTAAACAATACATCGTTTAGATCGTTTAGATCGGCTGCTGCAATTCTTGCGTCTGCTCTAGCGTTAGTAAAGTAAAGGTTTGTTCCACCTTCAGCAAGACTATCTGTAAAGCTAGGTACATCTGTTGTGTATGCAACAGTTCCAGATTGATTTTTAAATGTTATTGTTCTATCAGCAGTTGGATTAGCAACTGTTAATTTTGTTTCAAAACCATTTAAAGAACTACCTTCAAATTTAATAGTTCTTCCTGCGTGTAAATGTAAGCCATCATCGTTAAATTCTGCTACTTTACTTGAACTTGTGACTATTTCTAAAGCACCTTTGCTACCAACTGTATCTATTCGTCCCTGTATACTTGCATACTTAAAGTCGCCACCATCACCTGAACCAGATGAATTACCATAAAAGTTTATTGTTCCTAATGTGTCGCCTGAACCACCAATGTCTGTTCCACCACCAGCAGGACTATCGCTGTCTGTATAAAAATCTAAAGCTGGTCCAAAGAAAGTATTGCTACCACTAGCATATAATCTTGTTCCTGTACCAAAAATAGGTGTATCTGTATTAACCCAAGCTGAACCATTGTAAGCAAGTATTTCGTTTGTTGCTAAAGAGCTTATTGTTGTATCGCTTAAACCTGTAAGACTTGAAGTGACATCACCAGGTTCAAATTCACTATTGCTTGCGTTCCATACTAGAGCTTGACCACTAGTAGGTGCAGATGTTGTTATATCTACATCTGATAGATCACCGACACTTGCAGCAGATATTCTTGCGTCAGCTCTAGTGTCTGTGTAATAAAGATTATTAGGACCTTCACTGAGATTATCAGTATTTTTAGTAGCCAACCTAGTGTCAAAAGCTGAATTGACACGAGTATCTGTGTAATATAAATTGCTTGAACCTTCTGACAAGCTGTCAGTATCGTGATTGGAAATACTGCTTACTGTTCCTGTGACATTACCAGTCACATTACCAGTTAAGTTTCCTGTAAATGTAGAGTAGATACTTCCTGCATCAAATCTTTCTGAGCCAACAGTCCATTTATCATCTGATTCATCCCAAATTAAAGTTTTATTTGTAGAAGTACCACGCTCTATTTCTATACCTGCGTTTTCACTTGGCGTTCCTGTGACATTGTTATTTAAAACTATTATGTTGTCGTCAACTGTTAATGTTTCAGTATTAATTGTTGTTGTTGTTCCACTTACAGTAAGATCTCCAGATACAGTCAGATCATTAAAAGTGACATCACTTGTAGTTCCTACTGCTTGACCAATACTTATTTGACCTGAAGATAAAGTGACGCCTGTTCCAGCACTAAAGTGTGATCTAACTTCGCTTGCACTAGGTCCTGTATAAGTTATAACACCAGTGCTTGAATTGTATGCTAAAGATCCGTCACCACCACTATCAGTGACACTTATAGCACTTCTTGATCTTGCGTCTGTATAGTAAAGATTGCTACTACCTTCTGTAAGGTTGTCTGTTGTACTTGCACTTAAACTTGAACCAGCAACAGAAACGACAGAGTCTCCACCCATACCTGAGTGTGCAGAACAGTAATAGTATAGAGTGTCTGGTGTTGCTGCGTTAACGACTATTTGAGTATATGCACCTGAAGATCCTGGTGATCCATTTGTTGTGACACTAGTTGTATATGCAGATCCAGAGTTATGTGTACCGTCTTTAGTTGTAGACAATACTAATGGGTGTCCATTGTTAGAACTGTCGCTTTGATCAAACCTATATGTGACACCAGGTATAAGCTGTATGCTTGCAGCAGTTTCTCCGTCTAAATGATATTTGTTTCCACTAACATTTGCTACTGTGACTGCAAATTCAATTATTGCAGTATTGCTTTCAAAATTAACTGTTTTATTGGTTAGTGTGTCTGTGCTTGTAGGTGTAAAATCTGCGCTCAGTGATCCTGAAGAATAGGTAAGTCCAGTTCCAATTTCGTTTTCGCCTATTAACTCAACCCAGTTTCCTGCGTGTGCGTAATATGCTCTACCTGTGCCGTGAACATGAGCAAACATACCATGATAAGTTGAGGCGCTAGGTAGATCACTCTCATTTGAATATATGTTTGCAAATAATACTTTTTGTCCATTCATATCAAGATCTGAACTATTATCAAAAGCTATTGTTCCAGAACTAAAACTTATATTTGTACCACCACTAAAACTAGAAAGAGTTGTAAAAGCAGAAGTAGAGTTGTCATAGTTTGACAAGTCATTATCTACAACAAAGTCATAATTATTATTTGCATCGTCATAAGTAATAGTAATAAGTGTCTGTGTTCCCATAGTAAGAGCTGTTCCAAGTGCGTCTTGTGCTCTTTCATTTGTAAAGTATAGATTTGTAGAACCTTCAGATAAATTGTCAGTATCAAACGCTGACATATTGACAGCAACAGTTGGGGTAGCTGTTTCACCACTGTTGTTAGAAAGTGTTATACCTGTTCCAGCAACAAGACTTGCTACATAAGCACCCTCAGTATCAGTTCCCAAGTTAAGAGGTTCATTTACAAAAGCAGAACCGTTATATCTAAGTATGTCACCTGTTGTAGTTGAAGTCAGTGTGACATCTGTTAGATCTCCAATACTAGCTGCTGCTATACGAGCATCTGCTCTAGCGTTTGTATAATAAAGATTTGTGCTACCTTCTGATAAGTCGTCAGTATCTTTTGTTGCGAGTCTAGTATCAAAAGCACTGTTGACTCTGGCATCTGTATAATAAAGGTTTGTACTTCCCTCACTTAAATCATCTGTGTCTTTAGCTGTAAATGCACTATCAAATCTTGCTTGTGTGTAGTAAAGGTTGCTTGATCCTTCAGAGAGATCGTCGGTAGTATTGTTAGAAAGATCATCCTCAGTTGCAGATATTGTTAATGTTCCAGCAGCGTCATCATAAGTAAGACTTACATTTGATCCTGCTGTTAATAATGTATTAACTTGATCATCTACTCGTTCAGCAGTGAAGTATAAATTAGAAGATCCTTCACTCAAACTATCTGTATCGTGATTTGAAATACTAGAAACTGTACCAGTGACAGTACCTTCTAAGTTTGCGATTAATGTACCAACAGTGTGTCCAGTTGCAGTTATGTCAACAGTAGAGGTTGGCTCAGTCTGTAATCCGTGAAATAATCTAAATTTATCAGATTGGCTTGCGTCCCAAACTAAACCTGCATATTTTGTTGTTGATGATTGTACATATTCACCATAGAAACCAATATCAACTGAGTTTCCAGAGTTTTCGTCAGCATACTTAAATAATGGATCATTGACAGTCACAGTAGTTGAGTCAACTGTTGTAGTAGTTCCCTGTACTGTTAAGTTTCCTGTAATTGTTGCATTACCAGCAACACTAATATTTGTAGATGTAATGTCGTCAGAAGTTAATGTTCCGTCAACTTGTACATTGTTAAACTGTACATTATCAGTAGTTCCTACGGCCTGACCAATAGATATTTCGCCAGACGAAATACCAACACCTGTTCCTGCACTAAAATGCGCTCTGACCTCTGATGCTGATGGACCTGTGTAAGTAAACACTCCTGTCGTGTTGTCATAACTTAGCGATCCATCTCCACCAGCATCAGAAACAGATAAACCTGTTAATGTAATAAATGCTGAATTTGTATTTGAATAGTTTGCTAGATCATTATCTACAACAAAATCAAATCTGTCATTTGTGTCGTCAAAAGATACTGTAATTAAAGTTTCTGTTCCGCCAGTGACCATTGCACCAACTTTATCTGTAAAACTTTCGTCTATTTCAGTTAGATCTACAACAAAAGATAAAGTACCTGAGCTTTCAGTAATATCTACACCTGCACCACCAGTAAAGGTAATAGTATTACCTAAAGCAATATCAGTTGAATTGCTACCGTCAGTGACAGTTATAGAGCTATTAGTAAAAGCTGAGTTTGGTAAATTAGTAATTGTATTACTAGCACCACTTATTGTTTTGTTAGTTAATGTATCAGTTGAGCTTTGTGTAATAAGTTCGTCATAAGATTGATTTTCGCCAGCAACCCAACGATTAGCTGAAACATCATAAAATATTCTTGCGTCGTCTGTGTCGCTTGTTTCGACAATAATACCGCTATCTACTTCGCCATTACCATTATTTAATTTTATAAACGCGTCATCAACATATACGACTTCAGCAGAAGTATTTAAAAATTCACCAGCAACACTTAAATTACCACCTATTGTCACAGATCCAGAAGTTGTTAATGTATTAAAAGTGACATCATCGCTTGTACCAAGACTTAAACTATCTCGTGCTGTTGAACCACTTTCTACAACCCATTGTGTTCCGTCTGAAACTATAAAAGATCCGTCTGCGTGTACTAAGTTAGCTAGTGTAGTGAGATCGGCGTCATAGGCTTGTACATCAGATCCAATTTGTAGACCTATACCAATTCTTAATGCAGCTAGAGTAGCATAACTTGCACCAGTACCACCATCGTCTAAACCAATGTAATCTGCCGATTGAAACTCCGCAAAACCGTCAGGATTTCCTTCGCTATCAATATTCAGCCTTATGGGGTTTTTTTCTGCCATTATTCGCTCATATCTATATTTTCTGTTTCCGTAGTCCCATCAGCTTTAGTTCTTGTGAAAACTAGTGATTTACCGTCTGAGGTTGGGGGCATAATAATTCTGGACAAAGTGCTACCGTCTGCTTGTAGAACTTCTATTGCTCTTGTACTCATAGCCACCGTTGATCCACCACCATTTACCGATGCTGTCGTTGTGACAGGAATAAAATGATTTTTAAGCGGAACACCACTACTCGAACCAGTTTTCAACGCTAGTGGCATTTTACCACTATGACTTAGAGTTATTGGTATCTTGGCTGATAGGTTAACAATCCTTTGCGTTGCGTCAGTTGTTATATCAAGTTTTCCAGATCTTTCAACTCTATTTATTGAGGGTGTAAAAGTTTCCAAACTTAAAGTATCTGTGGTGCTACTTGCTGCAACAGTAGTTTCATTTGCTACTGCTATGTTTTGAAATATGTTTTGTGATCCTGATCCGCTAGCAGTGGAGGTTATAGTTATTTGATCATTGTTAGAATCAGAAGTTAATGTAATACCGCTACCTGCAATAAAAGTAAGTGTGTCTGAAGAGGAGTCTGCTACTACTGAAGATCCACTAGCACTTCCAGATCCAGCACTTACGCCGAAATTTGTAAAAGCATTTGCTGCTGTGTTGGTGTTTGCAATAGTGACTTTTTTTGGTGTAGCACTTGTATCCGTGCTGATAGAAATACCAGAACCAGCCTCAAACTCTACATTTTCAGAAGTTGAACTAGCTGATATTGTGGTATTACCATTTACAACAATTCCTGCAAAAGCATATTGTGCTGTTGCTGGTGTTGACCAAGATATATTACCTAACCCATCTGTTGTTAATACTTGTCCAGAATCACCGTCAGAACCGTTAATTCTTAATTTAGCTGAAAGAATATCAATTCTTTGTGAACTATCAATTTTTAAAGCCTCAGTGCTTGCAGTACCAAATTTTATATATGTATTTGACGCAGTAGTACCAATAGATAAATTACCGTCTGATACTACTGTTTGTCCGTCAAGATATAAGTTATCGTTTAAAGATACGATTTGCACAGTTGCATTTGATAGGGTATATCCTTCGCCAGAACTAGAGCTGTCGAAAAAATCGTCTTGTGTTGTTAAATTGTTTATTTCTAAAGTTGATCTGCTATGTGTTGTTAAAGACATTGCTTAACTCCTGTATGTCGTAAGAACCCCCTAAACTTACATATACATCTTTTAAATTCTTTGTTTTACTTTTAAGGTCTTCTAACTGATATTTCCACTCTTCATAATCAGGGTGAGATTGATCAAGTGGTTCTAATAAAATAGTGAATATCTGGACTTCGCTTTGTAGTATTTGATCAATTAAAAATCTTCTTTTTAATTTGTCGTTAAATACATTAAATTCATAAGATTCAGACATAGACTCCCTATTAGATACTTTTTATATTACTTAGGGATTTTTGGATTTAAGGTTTTTGGTTATTCCTGCAATTCAGTAAGTTTAGCTTTTAGATCTGTAATTCTATCTGTAAGAATAGCAATTTCATTATCGTGGCCACCTTCAGCATTTGAAAGTTCCATTTCAAATATTCTTTCCTCTTCACTTTTAATTCTTGCTTGAACGAAAGCTATTTGATCTTCAGTTGATAAGTATTCGTATGTATAAGGCATAGTTAAATACTACCTTTTATCTTTAAATCTTTGAGTAATTGCTCTATAAGAGTTTTTGAATTTAGAATTAAGTTCACTCTTTTCAACTCTATCTAAATCTATATCTTTTTGTGTCATTTGATCAACTTTAAAATCCCAATCTTCTCTTTTAAAAGGTATGACTTGTATAAAAGGCGTTCCTCTGTCTATGACTACATCTTTTGTTGAGTGCCATATTGTAGGAAAGTTTATGTGGTGATAGTGATCTGTTTCTACTATGCCAGGCAACACAGTAAATCTTTTTTCAAACTGATACACAGGTTGCATAAATAAAACTGAATATCCTGGTGGTGTGTAAATGCGCCACGGATTATTAAATTTTACCCCTTCTTTAAAATCTGTTTTCTTTAATGGCCAATTATATATTTGTTGATTCGAGTGAAAATCTATACCATATTGGGACATACCTTTATTGTCCCACTCCAAAGTTTCCATATCTCTTTGAACTAAAAAGTCAGCCCACATTGGAATAATATAACCCTGAGTTATTAGATCGACAATAGCAGGACATCTTTTTACTGTTCCACCACTCCATTTAATAGCCGTTTCTTTTGATTTTCCAAAGTAATTTGGTTTACCTTTTTCGTGAACAGCTTCTTGAATTATGTATTCATTCATACTTTTAAACCAATTAGGTATAAAAAATTTAGATGGTTTTATACGAGCATAATTTTCAAGACCTGCAACATCCGTCTTAAATTCTATAAACTTGTTTCCCCCCAAATCAAATTTCAATCGAATGTACCTCCTGCATCAGTATATTCAGTAGCTTTAGCGTTAATTTCATTTTCTATTTCGGTAAGAATGTCATCTTCTTTATCAGTTCTATTTTTGTAATTGTAATGTTTCATTTCAAGTTCTTGCAATTCATCTTTAAGTCTTTCAAGTAATTCTTCATTAGACTCTGATTCTGGCTCTTCAAAAATTTTATATGTTATAGTCATTAAGCACCTTCTAGCTCATCTATTCTTGCTTCTAATACATCTATCTTAGCTGATAATTGCTGAACTGCTTTTACTAATGGTCCTACAAATTGTGTATAGTCGACTCTTCCAAAGTCATCTGAATCACTTGTATAACTTTTATCTGTTTCAGTTATATCACCTATCTTTAAGCCACCAAAAGCATTATTACTCCCTGTTTCTGCAAACACAGCACTTTTAACTTCCTGTGCTATAAAACCCTGTTGAGTATTTCCAACTAAACTTTTATATTTAGATGCTTCATCGTTATCATCGCTATACTCATTGTCTAAATATGATGATTTCCAATTAAAATCTCTTGGTTGTAATCTATTAATGAAATCAAGACCTAATGTTATGTCTGTAATATTTTCTTTAAGTCTTTCATCAGAGTGACTCACATCAAATCTGTGTTGAGTGATTTGTCCATTTACATAGTTTTGATTTGCGTAGTTTGAGTGATTATGATTATTACCTGTTATTCCGTGTGGGTTTGTGGAGTTCATAACATGGCTAACTGAAAGTAAGCCGTTATGTGTATTGTGTATTCCACTATGATTGTGTGCGTTTCCATCTATATTATTGTTTGTTAAGTTTGAATTACCATTTCCATTTCCATTACCATTACCAGTTCCGTATGGGTGATTATGTCCTGCTGAAATATTAGTGCTATTATTTCCAAAACTTAAATTTATATTTCCATTTGAATTGTTAATGGTTATACCATTTGAGTTGTTAGAAAAGTTAGAAGTTGTTTCGACATTACCCCAAGACATACCATTTCCATTACTTTTTAACACTTGACCTGAATTACCTGTATTACCTGATAATGACAAAGCTGTACTAACAGGTGTATAAATAGTCAAATTTGAAGTTGATGATCCTGATAGTGTAAGACCTTCTGCTCTAAGTTCCATATCACCCTGACCAGATAATCCACCTGCATATATCTGTATATCATCCCCTATTTCATAACCATAAATTCTAAATATATCAGTTCCAACAGCTTCTATAATTCCTCTTGTTCCTGAACTATAAATAAAGTCAATAGCAGAGCCTAAAGCAGCACCTATTTTTACTCTATTAGCACCTGTCGAAGATTGTATAATTCCATTAGATCCACCACTTAAAGATGTGTCAACAGTTCCACTTATTGTTCCCCTAGCAGTCACATCATTAAAGAAAGCATCGCCATCTGACTCAATGCGGAAACCCTGACTAGAACTATAATTTGTAGTTCTTATATTGTCGCTATCAATAGTTATTCCACCTAAAGTTCCACTTGTTAAAGCATCACCATCTTGAAAAGGTGTAAAATTTAGTTGGTTAGTTGTTATAGTGCTTGAAGCTATTTGACTTGCTGTAATAGAGTCAGCAGTAATTTTACCACCATCAATAGTCGTAGAGTTTGAGTTTACATCACTTGCTGCACCACTAACTTGAATAAAACTAGTATTTAATAAAGAAGCATTTAAAGTTCCTGTTGTAATATCACTAGCGTTTAGTGATCCTCTTATAGTTGCATTTTGAAACTCAGCGCTACCATCAGAATTTATAGACCAACCTGCTGATCCTGTTGAATAATTAGATGATTTTATAATAGAGTCATTACCAGTATCGCCACTAGCGTCAAGAATTATTGTCTGTCCTGATATTGTACCTGCGGTGACTTTGCCTGCTGAAACATCAGCAACTTTTAAATCTGTTATTGCTGCATTAGCTATAAGTGCATTTGTGACAGCTAGGTTTGCAATATTTTGTGAATCAACTAAATCTGCACTACCGCTTTGTTCGTCAGAGGGTTCAGACTCATTACCAGAACTATCAACTGCTGTCACTCTAAAGTAATGAGTATCTGCATTATCTAGATCTATGTAGCCAACAGCAGCAATACTATTTTGTATATGTGCAGATGTTGCAACTAACTCACCAATTTTAAAACCTGTTTGTGTGACTTTTTTTGTTGTTGAGTTATATTCAAGATCAAAACCAGTAGTGGTTGAAGCATATATATTTAAATGGCTAATATCTTTTGCAAGTGTAAAGTTTACAACTGGACTTACTGCATTACCATTGCTATCTTTTGCTTGTCCTAAGTTATGTACAAATTGAACTCTTAGTGGATTTGAGGCAATAGTTGCAAATCCGTCTGGTTTGTTTGGTGCGCCTGAGTCAGCAGGGGTTTGTATTGAACTAACTGTTGAGTATGCACTGTCAAAACCTGCTAAGTCAACTGCTTGAACACCTATCTCATAATAAGTATTAGGTGAAAGATCATAAATAATAAATTCTCTTGTATCAAACTCAACTGCTGAATATACATATTGAGTAGCTTGGTTATCATTAGTGTCAATAATATTATTACCGTCACTATCTTGAACTACACGCCATCTAATTCTGTAATAATCACCGTCAGTAATTGTAGATCCGTCAGTGTTGGTCGGTTGATTCCAAGTGACTTTTACAAATGCTTTAGATATACCATTACCGTCTGAGTAAACACCAGCAACAGTATCTATACCATTATTACCAGCAGAGTTAACAGGTTGATCTGGAATAGACTTATCTGGGGAACCTGTTTGGTCAACAGTATAACCACTCATTCCCAAACTCTCGCCAATAGTAGGTGCGACATCGCCAATTTCTAATTGGACATCTCCACTTTCCCAAAGTACATAATCAGTAAGTTCTGTATAGTTTCCATCTTTATCTCTGTAAAAAACACCATAACCCTGTTTCACAGGCCAAGTGACACCTAATATTCTTATCTTTGACGGATTAAGTATTTGTCCCTGATAAACAGTTTCGTGTAATGAAGATCTCCCATCTTCTATTCTGTCTGCTTCTGTATCTACAAAACCTATATCAGGATCAAAAATAAAAATTTTATCGCCGACTGTAAAGTCTCCAGATATGTCATACTCCTCTAAAGAAACATTTAAAGTTTTCTTTAGTTCGTTCATTTCATTTAAATATGAAGTAGCCCTAGTAGTTTTGTTTTCACTTGTAGTTTGTGGATCTGAAACATATTGGGTTCTTGATAAAGCTGATCCAAATAAATCTTTGTATGGATTACTACTTACAGTTGCTTGTCCAATATTTGCTTCTGCACCATACTTATTAGCTATTAACTCTACTGATTTTACAAACTCACTAGCGTCATACTGAGCAACTAAAGTTGTTGTGTTTATACCAGAAATATTAGGATCGTCACCACTTTGTCCTCTCACAATAATTGTGGAGGGATCACTTGTGTGTCCAGAAAATATAGCGCCTACCGGTCCAGCGTCAATGAAACCTTTATTATCTACTTTAAATTCAACATTTAAATCTTGACATACATACTTAATTGCTTTTATTGCTGATTCTGCATAATGTTTACCAGTATATTTTTTGCTGTCAGTTGGCTCTGTTATAGTACCTTTTCTAATAGGTCCCTGACCACCAGATTCGTCCCTTAATAATCCTCTTGGTGTTCCTGTAAAATCTAATGTGTCCTCTAATGTTTTATTTTTATATGACCTAACACCAGTAGGACCACCTGTTTGAGCTATTGGCATACCTCTTGTGTCACTGTCACCTAAATAAGCAATCAAGCCCTGACCAGTTATTAAAACACTCTCGTCATCTCCTATTTCTAAAGAATAAACAATACCTGTGTATTCTGACGCTGATAGCAAAACACTATCAGAAAATTCTTGCACATTTAGATCTCCTGGAACTATAACTATATGTCCCCAAGCATCTATTGTATTTATAACTGAGTTAGGTGTTATCTCTTTATTTAAAGACAAACTAAATTGTCCTGGAGCCATTAATTTTTCGGTGACAGACATTAGGCTCTAACCAATCTGACAACTTCATAGACATTGTCTAAGTATTGATCTCTGATCTTGTCAGCAGTATCAATAGAAGTTGCAGATGTCCCATCAAATTCAAAGCCTATAAATGCTTTGAGTGTTGCAGTGTTGCTTGTGCTATTAATACCACCATTAGTTGTGTCAACATCAAAGTTGTTTGGTGATCCTAAAACAATTCTATTACCTTCTGTATCGTTAGCTGTTGAGGTTGAATAACTTGTGTTATCAGTGTAAGCGATAGCAGTAGTTGGCTTTATATTGAATTGAGCAGAAGACCATTGTGACGCAACTATTGAAAAGTGCCTAGCACCTCTTCTTAGTGTCACATCAAAAGTTAGTCTTTGATCACGATCAGTAGCGTCGTAATAACTTGTAAGTCTGATTGTTGCTACTTCAGGTTCGTTTTTTAAAATCTTAATTGATCTCCAACCCTGCCACTCTGTAAAGCTCGTACCTCTTGAAACAGCAAATTCAGTTGCAGATTTATAACCGTCACCATCATAAGTTTGTATAGTAAACCTAGTTTGTGCTGTGTTGTTATCAAAAGTCATTTTTACTAAACCATTTTCCAGTATGGTTGATGACGGTGAGTTGTTAGGTGACTCTAGACCACATCTTAGTCTTGACACATCAGCAACATCGTCAGTGTATATCTTGCAAGAGTTCTTATAAAAATCGTCAGTATCTATCAAATATTTAGCGTTGTATGATCTTATATCTGACGCATACCTTACTATCGTATTACCGTCTGCACCTACTCTTGTAAAGTTTGACGGTGTATTGCTATGGCTATGGTTATATGAGTCAACTGGTCCTGCATAAAACTGTGTTGTTGTAGAAGTAATAGAGTGATCATTTTCTATCAAACCACCAGAAAACTGGCTTTCAAATTCCAGTTCACCCATATTTCCTAAATAATCTAGATCTATATTGTATTCATATCCACCGATCATGACTCTGTTGGTACTAATACCAGCACCCATAACTTTTACATATCCAGACATTGAACTATCCCCAGACCAAATAAAAGGAACTGTATAATATCCATTTGCACAAGCAAGTAATTCATCCCTTAAATACTTAATAGTGTCTAAGCTACTATCAACAAAAACTCCATTTAAACTTAAAGAGTGTTCATTACCGCTTTTATTTTGAGTTAAAGATCCTGGTGAAGTAAAAGTTAATCTACCTATTGTTATTGTATTAGACATTTCTTAACCTACACTTTGGACACACTTGATGATTACCCATTTGATAGAAGTAATCACTACAACCATCTTGTTGACAATAAATCATATTTTCTACCTGTTTATTGTCGATCATTATCTACCTCTAATACCTGTTCCTATTAATCCTTCTCTATCGAGTTTGGACAATTCTTTTCTAATTGCGATTGCTGCTTTTCTTGCTTGCATTGGATCAGAAGGAACACCTGAAACATTTACATTTAAATTTTGTACGCTAATACTACTACCAGTTGTTTTACCTATTGGTGTTATATCAACTCCACCACCAGGTATTGCTCTTATCAACTCTGGTCCGTACTCACCAACTAGACCAATTCCAGCGCCCAAGAAACCACCGCCGTAATATCCTGGTATCCTACCGCCTTTGTAATTACCATAAATTGTTCCACTACCAGTAGTAAGTTTTATAGTTCTTTCTTGTCCAGTCACTCTTTCTAGATCTTGTTCTATTTGATCTAGTCCAGCATCAAATTGTGATTTATCAATATTGATTGTTATTGCTTCTTGCTCTATCTTTAAGTTCGTATTGAAATATTTTTCTGCTATTCCGTCAACTTCATTTGCAAAGTCTTGACCAAGAGTATCTGCAAGTTCTGATGTCGTATCAACTATTTTGTTTATAACATCATTGTCAATACCTACTACTTGTCCTAGTTTTTTAAATGTTTCAATAGCACCAGGTCCCATTTGTAGTAATTGAAATGCTTGATTTGCTAAACCAAATTGCTGTTGTGCTAAACGCATTTTTGCGTCTTCTATTTCTTCGTCTAGTTCACTTAATCTATTTGCTCTTGCGTTTTCAGCTTTATCCAACTCTTGCTCTGCTAATTGATATTCTGCAAGAGATATGGTGCCTTCTTCGTAAGCAAGTTTTAAGAAATCTCTTTTATCTGTGGCGTCCTGTATAGCTTTATTTTGTGCTGCTGTATTACCTTTAAGTAATTCTGTTTGTTCCGATATAAGTTCGTTTAAGTTCTTTTCAGCTTTTGCTCTACTTCTTTGAGCATTAAATACACCAAATTGAGAACCAAATGCTGAATTAATTTCATTTGTAGCCTCACCAACAGATTGTTTAATTAGATCTAAAAAGTCAATCATTGTTCCTTTAAATTCCATTTCTAAATTTGGATAACCCTGTTGTATACCCTCTACAAAACCTAACATTAAGAAATTACCAAGTTCTTTTGTGACTCTTGATGGTGATCCGAATCCACCCTCTTCTTCTATAACTTTGATAGTATTATCAAAAACTTTTCTCATTGTTTTGTATAATTCTGGTGATTCTTCCCTGATACCCTCGATCATACCGCCAATAGTATTACGGCCTAATTCTGTCATTTTATCTACGGCCTCTTCACTTACACCATCAACACTGTCAAATAATGCGTCTTTTAATTCGTTAGAGGTAGATAGGTTTGCACCTTCAAGCATTACTTCAAATAGATTTAATTGATCAGCATCGTTTAATAAGTTTTGTATAACTTGTGCATATTCAGGTCCTAGAGATGAAAACAATAATGCTGCGTCGTCAAAGCCCTCTTGGACTAAGAAATCAATTTGTTGTTCAAATATTTCTTTAAGTCTTATTTTGTCAGCTAAATTTTTATTTATTTCTTCAGCAGACATTTGGGCTAATTCCCCAACACCGTCTAAAGTATTAAATAAACCTTCAGCACCAGCTCTAGCTTGTTCTGCAATTCTTTCAAAAATATTTTCACTATTTTTAACTTCGTCAAATAGACTTGAATAACTATCTTCCGCGTCACCATTTAAACGAATTTGTTCCATTGTTTGACGGATCATAGTCTCTTGTGCAGGGAACATAACTTCGGTTATACCAAGCTGTTCCATAGCTTGTATTCTTAGTGTTCTTTCTTTTTCGTCATTGTAAGCCTTTACAACTTGTCTATTTTTTTCAATAGGTCCTAATATTCCATTGTAAAAACTTACTAGTTCTTGATTTTGAGTGACCATCATTGCTCGTTCTTTTGGACTCATCATTAAGAAATCAAACAAGACAGATTTATCTATATAGTCGTCCTCGTACCCAGCCGTAATGTCTTCAATAAAGGCCTCGACACCTTCTCTTGTTTTTGTGACTGTGTTATCAAACCCCTCTATAAAACCACTTTCTAATAGTTTATAACCTTTGCTTGATCCTGGACCGCTAGCTAAAAAGTTATTTATATCACCCATAGCTGCTACAAATTGTTGTTCATTTAATATTTGATCTACAAATGCTTCCCAACCGTTTGTATCGCCAGCAATAGCAAAAATTGTTTTTTCAAGAAAAGCATCTTTATCAAAACCCTCTGGTGCTTTTTCTAAGGCCTCTTGAAACTCCGCGCTGTTAAACAACATTGCTTGTACACCCTGAGCATCTGGTCCATCAATACCTGAAAACGCTTCTAATGTACGCCTCATCATTTCTAGCTCACCTGTGGCTGCTGCTGATCTTGCACCTATAATTCCAAGAGTTGTTCCTAGTAATACAAAGAACCCTGCTGGACCACTAACTAATCCCATAGCTATGGCTTGTACTCTTTGTAGCTGTGCGCCAAAAATAGCTAATGCTAATGTCAAAGATCCAAGAGCTACTTTCAAAAATCCCATTGCGTTTTCTGACTCAACTATTCCTAATAAAAAGTTTTGTACAAACCTGTTAGCATCTTTAAGAGTTGGTACTAATTGATCTCCAATTTGTACTTGTAATTCGTTAAATATGTTTTTAGTTATTTGTAATTGTGATTCTAAAGTTGCATATTTCTTTAAGGCCTCTTCTGTTGCTGCTGTGTTCTCTATCATTGCTTTTGTAGCTAGATCTAGAGTTTCGCCAACCAAACCACCTGCTTCAGCAAGACCAAGAAGTGCAAGCATTGTTCTACGCTGTGACAGGCCTAGCTTATCTAATAATCCAACTACATCTGTACCACTATCATTTAAAGCACCTAATCCTTCAATAAAGGCCTGTACTGCTCTTGCAGGATCGTCTTGGAAAAATGCGGAAAAAGCCTCAGTGACAGATCCACCAAAGTCAGAAAAATCTTGTGTTCCGTTAGCTGCTATTTGTGCAAATAACTGTACTTCGTCACCAGCAGATATTACAGAAGAGTTAATACTTTGAAATACACGAGCAACCGCAGTACCACCAGCCTGAGCAGGAACACCGATTGCTTGTAAAGCTGTTGCAAATGCTAACGCATCTTCAGTACCAGCACCTACCTGAGCTGCGGCCTGTTGGATACGCAAAACAGTAGTCATAATTTCTGACTCTGTTGCAGCAAAGTTGTTTCCTAGATCTACAATTACAGAAGCTATATTTGAAAAAGTTTCGCCATTTGTTTGTGCAATAGCATCTAACCTAGCAAGACCTAGTGCTGCGTTTTCAACTGTTAAGTTAGTTGTGACAGCTAATTGAGATACAACTTGAATAAATGATGGTAAGTTTTCTACCGCTACACCTAACTGTCCACCAAGCTCACCAATTCTATTTAAGTCGTCAGTGCTGACTGGTGATATTGTAGATAATTCTTTTACAGATTCAGCTAAGGCATCAAATTGTTCTTCAGTAGCCTCTACTGTTTTTCTAATACCAGCAAAGCTAGCTTCAAAAGCTATAGCAGATTGAGCAGCTTTAAAAAATTCAATAGTGATTGCGCCGATACCGATCATTGCAGCAGAGGCAGCTTTCGCAGCTTGGGCTGCTACCATTTGTTGCTTTTGTGCAGTTTTCTCTACTACATCATCAACATCTTTTTTAAGTTCAACAAAGCCCTTTTGTTCTATGGGGGTATATACATTAATTACTGCTGGTCTGGTCATAGTCTTCCTTAACTACTCTTTTTTGATCTTCCAAAAGTTGATCAACAGAAGTAGGAACACGATTTCTATTTCTACCCATTCTGCGATCAAGCTCTTCTTTATACCAGCCTGGTGGTGGATCATCGCCTTCAGCTTCTTTACTGTTAGAGAGTTCTTCCATAGCAGGCCTAAAGAAGTTTGATTGTTCTAAGGGCATTTTACCAAGTAATCTATAAAATTTGCGCCATTCAACTTCTAGGGGTTCATGTAGATTATAAAATCTGAGAAAGTCAGATTCCACATCAGACCATCGATCTACTATGTCAATGATCTTGTATGTTATTTTGGGGAATCAGCGTCATCCTCATCAGTTGGCAGTTCTTGATCTTGGACTACATCTGCGCCTAGGCCATATTGTTCCATTAGCCAAGCTGATATTTCTTGTAGGGTTTTGAAATCGACTTCTTTTTCTAGTGCGACTAAATTTTCAAGACCGAAAATTGAACTAAACCATTGTTTTAAATTTGAGGCTGCTAGCGAGCCATCGTCATTCATCCAAGTCATTTGATCTAAAACAACTTTGGCTGATAAGAATGGTGGAAAGTTATATTCTTTTCCATTTACCTTAACCACTATTGGTTCGGTATTACTCGCTTCTTTAGCAGCATCAAAATCTTTAAAACGCTTACTCATTGTATCCTCCCATCTTAATTAAGCATTTTAGTTGACGGAACCTTCAGTTGTACTGTTGGTGTTGTCAACAATTCTAAACAGATTGTTCTTACCGTCAGTAGTTCCTACTGCGGTTGATGAGCTATCTGGTACTAATATTTTAAACTCAACAGCAATAAGCACTTTTTGAGGTGCTTTTTGGTGAGCCATAGAAAAAGCTCCAACATTGACAGCACGAGGGATCTGTATGTGACGGATAGCGCCACTTGGACCACTTGTGACCAACAATAAGGCTTTTTCACCAAAAGTAGTTGTTGCAGGTGGAACTAATGAATCATAACCAGTTCCATAAGTTGCATCGTTTTCACTTAATTGTGAAGATGTACCACCAAAAGCAACATTTAAATTTGCTAAACTAGCTTGTGCTAGAGTACCAGTTAGTCGAACTTCTTGTGCAGTCTTTACAGACTTAATAGGATCAATTTCTTCTGCGACCATAATGTCTTCAAAAGTCTTGTCATATTCAAGAGTCCAGCCATCTTCAGAGTATCCTATGTCGCCCCAGGAAGAGCTATTGTCTGCCCATTCAGTAGCAGTTGTACTGTCTGCGCCTGGAAATGCTGTTCCTTTATCTGCTGTATATAGAACACCTGTACCAATAAGAACATCGGATATAGTACCTGATGTATTATATGTTGTTGGCATATATTCTCCTAACTTAACTTATACTTTTAATATGTTTGCAAACATATCTATTCTTCCTCAGAGAACCAATCCTCTTCGGAAACAGTGTCATCTACCTCATCGCTAGATTTATCGTCATTGTCTTCTGATAAAACAGTCTGACTGACTTCTTTGACTTCCCAATCTGATCCTTCTTCAATGAATTTAGGTATCCCTAGAGTACCGTTCCATTGACGACCAGTTGACTCTTTAAGTCTTTTCCAATCAGTCCCATTAACTTCTGTCCACTCATCTTTCGTAAATGTCAACCCAGTAATTTCATCACCGATTGTCCCTGCTGGGTACAAAGGGTTAACTTTTATTTTTACTTTAGCCATAATTTACTCCTGAGATTATATTAGAGGATTTTTTTGCAGATTAGTGTTATTCAGTATATCGATAAGTCATTGCAACACTGATTTGGAATTGTGCTACTTGTATATCTCTTTGTTCTACTCTTGTAGGGGCTACTTGTACTTCAAAATCGTAAATGAGAGCTTTAACTCCAGATCCAGTTGTGACTTCTATTTGTCCCTCAGTAAAGGCCTCTTTAAATATTATCTGTGCAATATTACTAGCAGTAGTAAAGTCTGGTTCTGATTTAGTACCATCACTACCCCATCTACCTGCATATACGATCATTGTCATGTCAGCTATATTGACTGCTGATTGAGAAGCTGGATCTAATAAAGAATTTCCGTTATTTGTTATAACAATAAAAGGTAATGTAGGACTACTAGGTAATCTAGTAGATATTCTTGTTGACACCTCGTCTGTTATGCTTGTTTTACTTAAAAGCCACGCCCTTAATACAATTTCAGGATCAGGTGGCATATTTGCGTTATCATTTATTCCAAAACCCATTAGAAAGGAACCTCTCCACTACCGCTTACAAATTCTATTGCTTGTGTTTCACCAGCATTTTCTACACTTAATTCATCTGCATCTTGCGGTGGTCTTACTGGCTGATAAGACATATAATTCATCTTATTAGACATTTTCTTACCATTTACTACTAAATCATAATCAACTTGTGGAAAATAATGGGTTAATGCGGCCATAAGAGATTTACCTAACCAACCAAAGTTTCTTGCAGGACTAAAACTTTCTCTACCAGGATACCAACCACCATAAACAGTTTTCCACCAGTATGGAGCTTGATCCGCCTCACGAAGATTACCACCTGGTCCTGATCCAATACTAATACGACCAGTTGCTACTGATCTTGCGTCGCTAAAATAAATACCCCTAATTCTTATACTATCTCTTAAATTACCAGTGACAATAGGTGCCTCTCTATTACCATCAGCATTACCAGTCTTCACTCCACCAATCATGTTGTACTGTATATCCCTAAGTAAGTTGGGCATACTAAACTCTTCAATCGTCAAACCTTTTTTTTGCATATCCTTTAGAGCCTTTAAATATTCACGCTCTAACTTACCACCCATTTCTTTATTAATTTTTGCTTTTACATCTTCAGTTAATACTTGTCCAAACACTTGCGTTTTTTGTTGAACTTTGTTGTTATAGTAATTCTGCACTTTTTGTGTTGCAATTTTTCCGTAAAACCTATTTGCAATACGAGTTGCTACACCCATAGTTTGAGGTATAACAGTTTGTCCAATACGACCAGATATTCTACCTGCAACTCTTCTTTGTATACGCAAAGAAGCACCCTGTCCTCTAGGTGTTAAAGATTTTAAGTCAGCACCAATTCTTGCATATTGTAGGCCTAAACTTCTTATAGGACGCAAGCCCTGATCAAGAACATTAAGAGATATAACATCGCCAATACCTATGGAAGTTTGGTATAAAAGATCTGTAAAACGATTGCTAGCCATTAGCTACTCTTTCTTACTTGTAGCCTTTTTATAACTGCACTTCCGTGTCTATTTTTCATAATACTAATACCAATGATTTCGTAATATGTTGAACCAATAGCAATACGATTACCATTATTTACAGTGACGCTAGCTGGTATGTAAAGATCATATTCGTCAACAAGAAGTTCTTTATTCTCTTGTGTTTCATCAGATCTTTGGGTGACTAATCTACCCTTAGTTGTAGTTGAAGTTGTCCAACTAGAACTATACAAACCTCTGTCATCTACTGAAGAGGTATCTACTGTTTGAACTGTTATATCTTCTTTAAGATTTTTTGTATATACTGACATATCATTACTTTAGTAAGCAATTCCAGAATCATAAGGATTTTAGTTTTCTAGTTTTTTTCTTAATTTTTCTAGAGTTTCTCTTTTTTTCTGTATGTCAGCTAATTTACCGCTAGGATTTTCTAAACAATTTTTACAAACTTTTTGTCTACCGTCTTTGTATTTTTGTGTCTTACCAAAACTTTTTATAGGTACTATATCACCACATTTAGCACATTGTTTTTCTGTTGGGTTCCAACTTTGTTTTTCTACATACTGCTGTGCTTCTTTGACGCCAAGCCAAATAGCAGGATCTTCTTTCATCCAACTTAAAAACTTTTCTAGGCCTATTGGTAGATCTTCATACAATTCTCTAACAGTAAGGCCGTATTTACCATCTCTAATTCTGTCAATAACAGTAATTGCTACTTGATGATCTATTGCAGATATAGGATCAAAGCCTGCTTGTTCTCTTAATTGTCTAACTCTTTCGTGTGAACACTCCCACTCTCTAGCCCAATCACTTAAAGGTTTGTGTGGATCAGCTTTAAATAATTCATAAGCCTTTTCAACATTAGGTACTTTTCTACTTGGCATCTTTCCTCTTTCTAGTTAGTCCTCTTTCTTTTCTAATTTTCCTACGCTCTCTTTCTGATAGTCCACCCCATATACCAAACTTTTCATTATTCACTATGGAATATTCTAAACAGTGTTCTTGGGCAACACAGGAATTACATAATTCTTTTGCTTTTCTTGTGCTTGCACCTCTATCTGGAAAAAATAGATCAGGATCTTCGCCTATGCAGTTGGCATCAACCTGCCACCATAACTCTTGTAGTCTTAGTAGATTACTTAGAGCTTCCTGTTTATAGTCCACTGTTCACCCTTAATGATTTCATCAAATTGTTTGTTTACTTCTATCATTTGATTCACATTTTTTCTTGTGTACTCATTAAGGTGTGCGTGTAGCAAACCGTGGTAATTTAAAAATCCAATTAGCCAAGTGTATGTTGCTAGATCTAGCATTAAACAAACACCTGTTTTTTATAAGGTGCTAATAATAACTTATCACTTTCTCTAAGTAATGGTCCATCGAAATATGCTAAAGGATCAGCATACTTTACATCTAAATCGCCGATGCGTTCTTCAATAACTGTGTTCATATTTGCCCCATTGGTCGAGTCCGCTAAATGAGTGTTCACAGCACCACTATCAGCGTTTGAACTTAAATTCAAACTCGACAATATTATTCTTGCACATATTCTTGCGCTTGTAAACTTTATATCGTCAGGAATTGTTGAATAGCCTGCATTGTAAGATACTGATATATTCTTAGGTTTAGCACCTGACCAACGACCTAATACTCTTTCTACTCTACCGTTAGAGTGAAATACAAAATCATTTTCATTACCTTCAGTAAGAGCATTACCATCTTCAGTGATAGAGCTGACAGAGTTTACAGGAATATGTTTTAAATTAATTTCTCTGTTATTGTCACCAAATAGTGTTTCAGTTTGATTTGCTGCCTCAACATCATATCCTAGATATGTTTTAATTATTTGATCAGCAAAGGGAATGATCGAATTGGTCACAGTTGTTTCAACTGTTGAACTTAGATCTACACCTAATATAGTTTCGACATCAGTGTAAGCGCAAAGAGCCATTTAGGATCTCCTTACTTATTTTCAGATGGTTTAACTGCTTTTGTTTCTACTTTTTTCTTTGGAGCTTCTTTTTTCTTAGCAGGAGCTTTTTTACCCCAACCTTTTTCTTTTAACCAGCTTTCTGGATATGTTTTTCCAGCTCCACCAATTTTAGAAGCATTTGATTTAGGAAGTTCAGCTTTAGGTCCTTCAAATAAAGTACCATCGCCTAATTCCCAAAGATCTTTTTCCAATTTAACGAATTTTTCACTCATAATTATTTAATCCTAACTTATTTTTATCTCTTTTTAGGTCTTTTACCCATAGGCTTTTTTTTCTTTGGCTTATTATGATAAGGCATAATATTCCTTTCTGTCGTGGTAGGTGGCTAAGTATGCCCTTACTTTATATCGCTTTGAAACCTACCGATTGTATACAATCTAAAAAAATATAGGGGCTATTGCTAACCCCTATATTTAAAGTTAAATGCTATTAAGCACTTGTGATCTTGTGGAAAGCCTCTTGTCTGTAAACAGGGAATCCAACGCGCATTGTAGCTCTGATCACCATGATGTTCTTTGTAAAGTTTTCACCGTGGGAATCGCTAACTGCGACATCAATACCTTGCCTCATTACGACATGAGCTGCTTCACCGCCACCGAACTTACCAACTAGGATAGTTCCTTCAGAGATTGCAGTTGTTGGAACAACTTTTAATCCCCAAAGTTGGTTAGCTACTGCACCAGCGTATCCGCCTGCGGATGTGAACACTGGAGCTTTTGCTGCATAACCAGCAGATGATGTGCCAGCAAAATCTTCGTCTAATTGAAGAACGATTTGTGACCAATCATTTGGGTGGATTACGATAGCATCTGGCTCTGTGAAAGCATTTACTCTAATATCTGTAATTGCTCCATAGATTGCGCCAATTCTACCAAGTCCGCCTGCATAAGATCCATAAGCAGTAGATCCAACATTGGATTTTCCTGCGTCTAATAGACCTTCTAGGTTAGGTGATGTACCATCACCAGCAATAAGCTGACCGTCTAGTCTTAATCTCATCATGGTTTGTAGTCTAGAGTTCAAATATGATTCTAAACCGCTAACATCTTGCATCAACTCATCTGTGACTGGAATGTTAACACCAAGTTTTGAGATTGTGGCTGTTCTCTCGGTGAATGCTAATGCTGCTTCTCCAACTGCTGCTGCTTCTGCGGCTTCAGCTGCGTTATTTGTGAAAGTAGTTTCTTCCAAATATACGAAAGCATTTTGATCTGTTTGAATTTGATCAAACAAGTTAATTACTGCATTAGGATCACGAAGAGCTGTTTCTAAAATACCAGGTTGTCTTAATGACTCTGGTGGGTATCCTGTTGTAGTTAAGTTTGTTTTTAACTCAAAAGGAACTGTGGATTGAATATTCTTCGCACCATTTTCGACATAGCTTTTGTAAGCTGCTGATTTCATAACCTCAGCACCGAAAGATCCAACTTTTGGCTCTTCTGATGGGTTAGGAACAGATGCTACTGCATTATCAGAAAGATCTAATTTAGATTTAGCTTCAGCTACTTTTAAATCATCTCTTAAAGATGCAAGTTCTTCATTTCTGTCAATGATTGCTTGCTTTTGCTCAGGGGTAGCACCACCTTCTTGACCTTTAACTTCGTCAAAAAGATTTTTTAATTCACCAGACTTTTGCGCTATATCATCACGAGTTTTTACAACTTCGCTCATAATATTTACTCCTCAATAATCTCGTTATCTTGTACTTCTACATCGACTAATATTGAGTCTGTTAAGATTTCTTGTGATTCAAGCCATAGCTTGTCCAACTCGTCATCTAGGACTTCTTCTGTTGGTAATTCAGCTTCGTCAATAGGATCTTCCTCTGTTCTTTCGTCCCCTGTGTCTACTTCTGGTTCAGGATCTGCCACAACGGTTTCTACTTCAGCTTGCGCCTCAACAGTTTCCTCTGCTTTAGGTTCTTCCTCAGTTGTATCTACTGGTTCTGTTTGAACTTCGGTTTCCTCGACTTCTACTTCATTTACAACTTCTGCTGTTTCTGACAAATCGCCCTCACTTCCAAATTCATCTACGAATTTATCTATTTCCGCAAAAGCGTCTGAAACGCTTTCTTGGACTGCTCTGAGAGCTTCTGTCGCTGAAACTCCCAACTTCCTACCATTCTTTTGCCTGAGTTCCCCAATGGATTGAACTCTGGCCACTAGGCTATTCAATGCAGCAAGCACATCTTTTACCTCATCAGAAAATCGCTTACCTTGCACGCTGGCACGATCTTCTAAAACCTCTTCGCCTTTTACTACTGACATTTTTTTTGCTATTTCATTTAACAGATCTAGCGAGTCTTGATCTGTTGGTACTTCTTTGAGTATGTCTTTCATATTCAAAGCTATGTCATTTAAAACTTCCATAGCTTTTTTGGTTTTACCCATTACTTTGTCATAGTCTTCGTGTGTAGCACACGGCATATAAAAAATTTGTCCATCTGCGTCATGAGTATGTGATCCACTGCAACCTAATTGTTTAGCACGATCTTCAGCTTCTTCTGCTGACATATACATATCGCCAGTAGGTTTTGCTTTTTCTTCTTTCATACCCTCTTTAGCACATTTACCTGTCTTGTCGTAATCACACTCACCATATCCTTTTTCTTCCTCTTCAGGATCTTCTTTTTGGATACTGTCGTGTGATAAAACACCTTTTTGATCTGTATCATCTTTTTGACTTTTTATAGCCATAGTAAATGTTTCTTGATTAGCACCGACTAATACTGGGCTTACTTCATAAACGCTTAGATCTTTTAAGTATCTAACATCTTGTTCTTCGTCATTTGCACTTTTAGCAAACTTACCATATTCACTGTCATTTACTCTAAAACCAAATGACCATTGTTGTAGATTACCCATATTCTTGACGAGCTTGTAGGCCTCTGCACCAGACTCGGTGTCCATAAAAAATTCACCGTCAAAAATTGCTTTCTCTTCGTCTTTTACAATTTTACCTTTACCGATTGGTTTATCCCATTGGTGCGCCCAGACCATTGGTACTGTTTCTGATTCTTTATCAAAGCCTGATTTGATAGCTTGTGGTAATACAACATCGCCATCTGTATCAATGTCGTTGAACAGTGAGAATACTGCTGCAACCTTTCCTTTTTCCTCGTCACCTTCTTTAAATTCTACTTGTATTTTTTTATACTCGTCTGACATAGCATTTAACTCCAATTCAAAAATATATTTTCTATCGCTATTATGCAATATTAACTAAAAATTTTTTACTTTTGTGTATTTACGATAGCCAACAGTAAATACTCAAATGTTGCATACTAGTGGTATAATTGCCTATGGACGATATATTAGTGATTGCGACACTTCATATCTCCTCTGGAAGTTTCCAGATGACTGTAAAGTCTGACAAGACTGCGACTGCGGAAATTTTCGGTGAATTAATCACATTAAAAATGATTAATAATAAAATAGAAATATCAGACAAGTTCAGCGCTAGTCAATTTAAAGGCGGTGCTGAAGAAAGAGATGAATTAATCAAATGGCTGAAACAAACAATGAAAGAAGCGCTAGCATAGATAGTTCAAATGACAACTTTGCTCTTTTTATGGACGCTATATCAGTATCAGATCGATCCAACAGAAATAAAATTATAACTGATTGGTTGGCTGTTTTATCTGCATCTGATCAAGATAGATTAGTTAACAAACTAAAAAATCGTGGTATTGAATATCAACCAAAAGAAAATTCTAGATTTTTTGAAAATTCTTAATTTCTGAAGTCTTTAATTTTTCTTAATTTAGATATTGGTTGAGTGACTGACCTGTCAGTTTTCTTATGTGATCCATCTTCCATAATAGCCCACACAACCATAGTGGCTTCGTTATCAGTGTTATTTACTGAACTAACTATTCCGTGAACAGTTGATGGCGGATCAGGATCTTTATTTATTGACCAAGAAACAGCATCTCCCACTTTTACTGAATCTGCTTTTTCAGATCTAGCTGAGTTCATTTCTACTTCTGATAAGGCCTCGGCCTCTTCAGTAGATACATTTATTTCCTCAATAACATCAAAAGCATTTTTCTTAGAACTTAGTGGATGACTGCTAGGTAGTAAATCAGTATCGTATGGTTTTCTTTTAAACTTACCTGTTCTTAAAGCTCTTAATAGGCCATTCACTCTGGCCATTGCCCACTGGGCTGGACCTGCAACATTACCTCTTACTGATCCAGGGTTATTTTGATACGCTGCTAAACCTCTGTTATAACAAGCAGTCAACATTCTTAAAGTTGCTCTATGTCTAGGATTTTTAGCGTTATGATCGTCTACTTTTTTCTGCAATGCTTTTCTTGTTGCTGCACTAAGAGCTTTAGCTTCTATTTCATCTAGTAAAGCCTCTTGTATCTTTCTTCTTTCACGAATAACTTTTTTGTATTCGTTAACTGTTTTTTTCATAGCACTAACACCAGTTTTTGTAGTACCGCCCCATTTCATTACAGCAATGTATCCATTTAGTTTTGTATTACCAGAGTGTCTGGCCATAAAACTTTCACGCCTTTTAACCCAGTTCAATACTGATTCTGATCTATCGCCAGATCTGTATTTTGTCCACCTGTTGAAAGCATCATTACCAGTAAAAGAGGTTGGTGGATTACCACCTGTACCAGCTCTACGCCAGATTTCAGGCCAGTTCTCTTTAAGATCTTTTACATAGTTATAATCTGGAAATTGTTTAAATTTGCTATTACTAATCGATATAGTTTGGTTATCTCCAGAACTTGGAAAGTTTGTTTTCTTTGGTGCTTTACCTTCTTTTTTCATACGACCTAAAGCGTTTCTTGCTTGATCTTCATTTTCATAACATTTAATTACTTCGTTAGTATCGTGATCTAATATACACCAAGCACCATTAGGCATTTCAGCAACATACTTTTCCTCATTCAATTCAGTAGGTTTTGGTTTTAAAATTTGTGATCTAATTGACTCAACATCAACAGAAATAGTTGTCATAACTTTTTCTTTAAGTTCTTGCATATCATTTCTTAGTTTCGCTACTTCTTCCTCTGTTGTGATTTCTGGTTGTTCTGTTTCCTCAACAGGTTTAGCGTCTATTGATCTTTCAACCATATTCATAGGTCTTAAATATATATCGTGTGTTTCATCTGAATTAAGGCCTGCTTGTTTTCTGGCCTCTCCGATTGTGATCCAACCACCCTGAACAGCAGTATTCATTCTTTTATAAATATCATCTTTGTCTTGTGATAAAGCCCTTACATCTTCTAAATTGTAATTTACATACATACCCTCAGCGTCATAATCTTTTCTAAGAAGTTGATGTGTTAACTCTGACGCAACTGATTTCCATAAAGGTACTAATTTTTGTTCTGTAAAAAATTCTCTAAGTTCTCTGGTGTTGTTATAAGTAGCTGCGTCCAAACCAGCACCTAAACCTGCAAGAATAGCTGGGACACCAAGAACTGCTGATACTCTTTCTTCTGGTAATTTTCTTAACTCTGTTAAATTCATTTGATCAGGTGAGAAAGATACGACTTCTACATTCATAGATCCAGATAAGACCATAGGTGCGCCACGATTTTTTCCGCCAAACTTTTGTTTGTACATAGCGGATATTGCTTCGGCCTCTTCTTTTGAGGGTCCGCCCATTGAGTCATCTTTTGGTGAGAGGATGACACCTGGTACAGCCATGTTATGTAAGAGTGCTGCTGCATACTGTCCTGCGGCCTCGTCACCTAAAATTTCTCTTAATACAGATTTTAGAGGAGCAAAGCCTCGCCTATGGTTATTTGGATCAATTCCGTTTCGGATATGCACTATATCATTGGTTGGAACGACTATACTATTACCCCCAAGTCCACCGTGAGGTGCATACTTGAAGTGAGTTATTAAAGTATCTTCATTACCTTTTGGTTCAACTAAGTTAGGCATCAAAGGAACTAGCTGTACCACATTTCCATCTGAGTTTCGGTTTTTATATAAAAAAGCATCTCCATAAGCAGATAAAGCAACAACTATGTAATGTGCTAATAGGTTTCCAGAAGTAAAAGGATTTGGCCTATCAAGTAGTTTTGATAAAGGGTGTTGTTTGACTACTTCTTGATCTCCATCTTCTTGATCAGTTAAAACTCTTATTCTTGGTTCTGCAAAAGAAGTTGCTAAAACATTTAAACAAGCGACTACTGCTGAGTTATTAGATCCATCACCAATATCATCTAATTGTGAAACAGGCCAATAACCTGAGTCTGTATTATATCCGTAAACCGCTCTGTCTAAACTTGTTTGTTGATTGTATCTACTGTATTTTTGTTCTTGTCTTTTCGTAGGTGCGTTTAAATAATCTACTACTCTTCTGTACCTCGATTTATTCTCAGCCATTTAGTAAGCACTCCATTCTCGTCTTATTTGTGCGCTTATAATTCCATATCCTATTGCGTCTACAATGTCATCATGATGACCTACTGGAAATGTCATTAATTCTCTTTCCACTTCCACTAACCAAGTAGCGCCCTGTCTGAAATAAACATCTCCAGCTTCCATACGAGCAGCTAGAGGTAAAGCTCTTGAAACTTTATCTTTATCTGCACGCAACTCTTTAACGGCTAGTCCATCTCGTTTCGCAAACTGAATAAGCGAAAGCTGGAAACCTGCTCGTTCCATACCAACCCATTGTAAATCATATTCTGCCATTTTTTGTCTTATTCGAGGTATTATGTCAGGAGCTTCCATACGCTTTCGATCAACATCTAAGACTAAAATTTTACCTTTTGGTGTTATTGCAAAGCTAGCTATTACTGTATAATCAGCACCTTTTTCGACAGAAGTAGCTAAGTCAACTGTGCAAAATCTAGTACATTCGTATAGATCTATGTTTTCACCACTAGCAAAAAACATACCATTTTTTTCTTTAAAGTACCTTAACCACTCTGGTTGTAGTATTCCCTGTCCTGCTTCTACAAATTCAGCTAAATATTCTTGTGCAAAAACTATTGATCCTACTTCGTCTTTGGCCTTTTCAACCTCTTCTCTTTCAATAAAAGGATTATCCCAAGTAGCAAATTGGAATCTTTCCCAATCAGGTTTATCTTGTGCAAACTCCCATAATTCATAAAACCAATTATTCATACCCATAGGTGTACTAATAAATAAAGCTGATCCTCTTCTTTCAGTTAAAGTAGGCCTTAACACCTGGTGCCATACATCTGGTTTTACGAAAGCAGCCTCGTCCATTACTAAGAAATCCAAACCCTCACCTCGAAGTCTATGTGGTGTATCTGCTGATCTTACTGCTATTGATCCACCGCCAGGAAACTTAACTTCCATATTAACTAACGATATTTCTGGCTCTATTGCTTCTGGAAAAGATCTTGCTGCCTCTAAAATATCACGCCAACCAACACGAGCAATAGTATAAGTTGGTGCAACCCACCAAGCTCTTTTACCAGCTAAAGCAATTTGTAAGCATAATTGGACACCAAGTCTTGATTTTCCAAATCGTCTACCAGCACATAAAATTTTCCAACGAGCATCGCTTTCTGTGACTTTTAGTTGAGCCTCGTGTAGTGGTGGTAGTTTAGCAATGGCTTTTCTACCATCTTTCATCTTTACTTGTGTTTCCATCAAGTAAAGTATAGCGATTTATTTGATCAGAACTAGTATGTAGGCGAAGTCGTCTAATAGTTTCTTATTAGCTATTGCTTCTATTTGATCTTCTCTTGTATATTTCTTTTTAGTATGTGTTGCAATAAATTCATTAACGCCAAATTCTGTGCTGTCGTAGATTAAAGAAAATGTATTTTCTAATTTCATAGTTTCAAACTCTGGTGATATAACAATCAGCTTTGATCCTGTTTTCATATATTGATTAAAGTTTAAAATATTAGCTTTTAAATAATTTTCTGGATCAACCTCTAAAGAACTATCGTCAACAACATCAAGCATATTTAAAATTACTACATCGGCTTGGGTTATTTCGTCAGGCCACATTTCATTAACAAAATCAAATTTAGAAACTTTTTTAGTTAGTAAGTTTGGGTTTAGATCATAACTAGCAACTTTATAACCCATAGCTAAACCTATGTCGTATGTCACTTGGTACTTATCTGATATATCAATAATTTTTGTATTGTCTGGATCGTCACCAAAAAAGTAAAGCAAATTTGCAATCATTTGAGGTGGTGTCTTTTTAGTGCTGTCATACCCAAACAATTCATTGTTTATTCCAAATGACCAGTTGTTTGTAGGTTTGAAGTTTATATTAAGCGTATCAAGATCAACATTTGTATTTGTTGATTCTAATTTTTCTACAATCTTTTGTTTTTTTACAAGTGTCCTCAAAGCCTTAACACTCATTTTTTTATCGTAAGCTGTTTTTAAATATTTGTCTTGATCTTGCTCTTGTAAGGACGCTACTTCTTGATGATGAGAAAAAGTAAGTTCTTTTACTCTACGCTCTGAAGGTATTTTATTAGCCACATAAGAGGCGGTTGCAAATGTTGAATAAGGAATATCCATATCCAAAGCCTGCGCTGCTAATTCGCCGTACTTTCTTTCGCCAAAATTCCACCAGTCACCAATCCACCACATTATATTTTGAGTGGCCTGAATTAAATTTTTTCCTATTTCTATCCACTGATCATAAGTTGTATCGTCAGCAAATACATAGTAATTAGAATCTCTGTGTGTAGTTATCTCTCCCATACTGTTATTTTACTACCTTTCTGTTATATGCAATTAAATAAAAAAAATCTGATAGCCCCTAGACAAACAAAGCAAACTAGGGGATACCAGAAATATCAAACAACTATGTGTTTCTTAAAGCTGTCTTTTATGTTTCCAATATTTACATTAGATCTAACCTCTGCGACAGGTACACCTAACTTGAAAGCAATAAATGTAGGTACAGACTGAATTTGATAATGATTTGCTATCGTTGGATTTTTATCAATATCTACTGCAACAAACTCACAATCTTGATCAGCCCAGTCATTAGAAAGATCTTCTACTGCTGGGGTGATTTGTTTGCATGGCTGACACCAATCTGCTTCAAACTTTACAACGGTGGTTGTGTCCCTAAGAACTGCATTTGTAAAATCTTCACCGTTAACTTTTCGAATCATAGTTTTTTAATAATAACATAATTCAGAAATAATTAAGTAAAATTTAAATATGAAAATTAGAACAGTACAAAAAAATTATGCACCAACTCTCAATCGTAAAGCGAGAAGACAGCTAGCAAAAAAGATTAGAAAAGATTTAAAGATTGAACAATCTAGATCTAAAAAAGGCAAGGCTGAACCTCTCGATTCAGCCGATGATGGGAGGAAGTCGGTTTAGTAGCCGACCTATTCACTATACAACATCGGACTTTGATTTTAGGTAAATAAAAAGCAGGTGTCTTGGCACCTGCTCTTTATATCAGTATTTCCAGAAAGGCTAGTTTATGGAAAACCTTACTATGACACTTAGCCATAGACGATTACTTAATATATATTACTTCTCTTCAAATTTTTTGCAAATTCCTAGATACAAATTTACTAGATCATCTGCGTCTTGAACTAAATTAATTCCTTTGATCCTCATATAATTAAATTGCTTTAACACAACTTCTTTTAGATCAGAATCGCTAATAAGTTCGTCTATTGCATCTTCTCTTTTTGTACCTGGCGGAAAATCTGGTATCTCTGCCATTATGCTGTCCCTTCTGCTTTTATACCAGTATAGGCTTCATTACTATCTGATAAAGCTGGTCTTATACTACAAGTAGGGAAATCATCTTTACGATAAACAAAATGTTCTAACATTTGTATTTTAAAATTCTTAAAAGCGTCCTCATCATCTTTACCTTCAACTGTAAAAACAATTTCATAGTCTAAAATCGGTTCACTCATTTGTTCCCTCAATACTTTTATATTTCTTGTGTATGTCACTATGATACTCTATATTGCTTTGCATTAAGAGATCATTTTGACTTGTTTGTTTAAAATCAAATATTTTTTGTACTTCTTTTAAAGCATCTGATTCATTATCAGCTTCTATAATGTAATCTTCAGTTAATTCAAAACTAACCATTATTTTCATTTTTACTGACACCTCCCAATATCTATTCTACTCTATTCTATTCTTATCTACTCTATTCTACTCTATTCTAGGGCGTGACTGTCACAAATGTCACATGTGACATAAAAACTTTGATTTCCTTATTTTTATTGACTTTTTTAAAAGTCGCAGTCGGAAACAGTTAACAAAAATTTAATACTGAAATATTTGGTTTTCCGAACAAATGTTCTACTATGGTCAGCTATGGATTATTTAATAGGATTTATATTTGGATATTTTGTTAAAGAAACTTTTGCATTTCTGAAAAGATTAAGCGAATGGGACTGGCAAAATCGTTTGGTTTATGACCAAGATATATTTATGCCTCTTACTGAGGATGATTTACCCTAAAACCTCTTGATCAAACACAAGTGTGTCTTGTATCAAAGATCTAATAACTAATCGACCTGTTAATTCTGCAAAATGTGGTACAACTGCATTTCCGAGAGCTTTAAGTCTATCAATATCGTTTTCTTGTCTTTCTGCAACTCTTAGTATGTTATTTTCCCATTGACTATCTACACCCCAAGAATTTGTCATTCCAAGTTCAGCCAACCATCTGGGTAGCCCATAAGTCTGTTCACCCAAGCTGGGTTCAGTCGCATACCAATCAATTCTGGATTCCGTTCCCCAACATCCATCTCCAGCGTAGAGCCGTGTGATCCACTCGCCACTGAGGGAGCTTTCTTGTTTACTGGCTTGCTGGCCTGACTGGCTCTGGGTGTCGAAAATGTCTCCTTTTCCACCCACTCTATCACTTCTATTGTCGTCAGTTCTTTCTCGAACTTTATTTCGTTCAAGTGTGGTTTGATCTTGCTCCAGTCCTCCAGACTCGGATAACTGAATCCGCTCTGATCGTAGCGATACCAATGATCCACTGTCGTTTTCTTTATCTTGGTCAGCTTTGCTAACTTGGTCGCCCCTATCTGACTTCTTATGTAGTCCACCCAGTCCTTCTGTGGTGGTAGAAGTGGTCGATTGATCATCTCGTGATCCTGATAATAAACCATTAGGCTCGGATCTTTCTCTATCATATCCATCCAAACTTGATCGCTCAATGTTCTCTGTATCCTGTGGCCTGACGATCTCCTGGTTTTCCCCTGCATTAGTTTCGTCGCGTGTTTCAAGCTGTCGTCTTTCTGATCCATTGTCGTTGGTGTTAACCAAATCTTTGGGTTCTCTCGTAAGTTCCCAGTACCTTTTCTTTTGCTCTTCCTCTCTGGATCTCCACGATACAACGCTCTCTCCAAAGCGTCCCCTGATCTCGGTTCTAAGTGATCCAAAGTGTTCGGTGTCTCCCACGATTCCAACTCCCACCCATCTTTGTCTTTTGTGTCTTGCTCCAACGAATTTTGCTGATACAAGTTGCCATTCAAATCGATAGTACCGCATTTTGGCCACACCTTTGAGGACACGGTTAATGGCTTCTCCGTCACTTGCTCTGAGGATGTTTGGTACATTTTCCAAGAGGAAGATTGGTGGTCGTAGCTCATCAATAAATCTTTCGACTTCATCCCATAACCATCTTTCATCTTTTACTCCTTTCTGGTTTCCTGCAACACTTACAGGCTGACATGGAAATCCAGCACTTAATATATCTATTTTAGGTAGATATTTTGTATTTATCTCTTCTACGCTTTTATTTAAAACTAAACTATTAGGAAAATTTTGTTGTAAAACCTTTGTACAAAATTCGTCATTGTCTATCTGCCAAGCTACATCTGAAACCAGGCCTGATCTAATAAGGCCTAACTCTATACCGCCGATACCAGCAAACATACTTCCTAACTTCATTTAATTCTTTCTTTTGCTATCCTGCAATATTTTTCCATTATTTCTATTCCTATAAAATTTCTATTAGTGTTTAGACAAGCAACACCAGTAGATCCTGATCCCATTGTAAAATCTAGCACTGTTTGATCTTCAAGCGTATAAGTTTCTATTAAATATTCTAATAAAGCAACTGGTTTTTGTGTTGGGTGATATGACTTCTGATTTTTCTTTTGGTTATCTCTTGGAAAGTAAAGCATGTTGTGTTTTGTTCTGTGTGTGTAGGTCACATACTTTCTACGGCCATTTTCTAAATTCTTTTTAGCAGTGGAAAAACTCTCGCCACCAGAAATTGTGCGGACTCTAGTTATAGGCTTTGCTAGTTTTTCCCCCTGCCAATCGTAATCAGGTTGTTCTTTATAAAATATAGATATGTTTTCGTTTTTTCTCATAGGTTGTTTTTTACTAAAGGCCTGACCAGTTCCTTTATCTTTTTCCCAGATCCAGTCATATCTATATTCCTCTATGTTAGATAATCTTAAAAAACTACTAAAAGGTTCTAGGCCGAATAAAGCTATTGCTGTTCTGTCTTTTCTAATTCTTTTTATCTGACTCCACATTTCCTCTACTGGTACTTGTTTGTCCCAGTCGTATTGAGTAGTTCCGTAAGGAAGATCAGTTAGTATAAAATCAATAGAGTTGTCGTCAATTAATTTCATAATCTCTAAACAGTTTCCGTTATACAGCTTCAATTCTTTCCTTTGCAATGTTGTAATAATCCTCTACCAGCTCTATTCCTATAAATGCTCTATTTAGTTTTTTACAAACAACTCCAGTAGTCCCTACACCTAAGAAAGGATCAAGTATTAACTGATTTTCACTTGTAAAGTTTTCTATAAAGTAATGTGCAAGTTGTTCAGGCATAACAGCATTAAAGTCGCCATAGCTTTTTGTTCCTTTTGGTATATCAACAAAGTTTGTTATGAAATGTGTGTTTGCTTTTACTTTTTTCTTAGAGAAACATAAAATATATTCGACTGAGTTAGTCACATAGTATTGTGCTGAACTAGGTGTAGCATTTTTCTTATACCAAATAAAATTTTGTTCTAATAGATCTGCATAATGGCCTATTAATTTAAATACTTGTTTTTTGTTTCTAGCATTTGCTTGTATGTTCCAGAAAACATAGTGGTCTGTAATTCTTAATAGCTCGTCTATGATTTGTGTACACCAATCAAAATAGTCAGGCCTTTTGTCTTTAAATTGATCGTATTTAGATTTTGCTTTAGAGTCTAATTCTTTGTTAAGGCCTATATTGTAAGGTGGACTTGTAAATGTATGATCTACTGTGTTTTCACCGAGTTCTTTTATAATTTCTAAACAGTCACCGTTATATATCATCAACCTGTTCCCAAGTTCTGGTGCGATCACCAAAATGAGAAAATTGACTATCTTTGTAATATTGCACCTGTTTTAAATTCAATCTTTCTATTATTGCTTCAGGCCTAAAGTCAAAGCATTGAATAAATTTCTCTATACTTGCACGCCTCTTTTTTTCTGTTCCATTAAAAGCTACACTTAGTTCTATTGGGTGTTCCATACCTATTCCATAGGACAACCTAACTAAGGCATCTTCGCACATACCATGTTCTACTAAATTGACAGCTAAGTGTCTAGCAGCATAAGCGCCAGATCTGTCAACTTTACTTGGATCTTTACCAGAGAAAGCACCACCGCCAACAGGTATTGTAGGTCCGTAGCTATCTACTACTATTTTCCTACCAGTCACTCCTGTGTCTGCTGCTGGTCCACCTTTTGTAAAAGATCCAGATGGATTTACATGAAGTGTAAAATCTGGACCTATTATATTTTCAACTAAGCTAACTAACTTACCTTCGTATTCATTTTTTTCTAATTCTGTTTGTACTGAGATAACTACTGTATATCCGCCATTTTCAGTCACTTGTACTTTTGAGTCCAAGCCATAAAAATAATCATACTTTTGTAGCTCCCATAGATCCATTTGTATTTCTCTAGCTAAATCAAATTCGTGAGGTAAAAGCGTTGATGTTTTATTTGTTGCAAATCCAATCATAATACCCTGATCTCCTGCACCCTTTTTAGCTACAACTGCATCTCTAATTTCTATACTTTGTGGTGATATATTTTCACTAAGAGTATATTTATTTAGATCAAATTCTTTATGACTGTTTCTTATGTTTTTTTCTAAAACATCTTTGACTAGATAAGGTATTGTTTGTTTTATTTCGTGATAGGTAGTTTCTGTCATTTCGCCACCCAACACAACTAATCCTCCACTTTCATTACCAGTAATTAATGTTTCTATTGCTACTTTACAATCTGGATTTTCTACTAAAGCTCTGTCTAATATTCTGTCAGAAATTTGATCTGCTATTTTATCTGGGTGTCCAGGGGACACAAATTCTGCTGTTTTCATTTACTCAACCTTTCCATAATGATTTGTTTTGGTAAAAAGTTCCAACAGTAGTAGGAACTAGAAAAAGTAGGGCTACCCATACTCTTACCATCTTTAAAATATTGTATACGCTTATCAAACATAAGTAGTTCTAAATCACGATTTTCAAATAAATACTTAGGTGCGGAGTCATTTAGCCAAGTATTAGACATAAGCAGTGCAAAAGGTTTATTAAAAAATAAAGCTCTTTCAAATATTTGTCTTTTGTTGGTAAATGGTGGATTACTAACAATAATGTCCCAATGTTCGTCAGGTTCATAGGTATAAAAGTCTTGTCCGTCAAAAATGTGTGAATTTATAACTTTATTGCGTTCCTGGATCTTTTTTACAAAAAAACTGTGTTCTTGATCAAAAGGACACCAAACTACTGCATTTTCAGGAATATATTTTAAAATTGGCTGAACTGCGTATTCTGGGGTATAACACTCGTCATTTTTACCTTTTGAGTATAAAACTTTATTACTTTCTAACCCCCAGCGATCAGTTGACTTCATTTCCCCAGCTATCCCATCCTTCGGCTGTTTCTCTTGCGAATAATTCTATTCTAGGAAGATCTCCACAAAGTTCAATGATATCGTTCCTAATTCTGTCAGGTTTCTTGCTGTGTCTTGATCGTGGTTCAATTACTAATTCTTTTACAGCTTTAGAAACTCTGCTTGGTTTTCCTTTTGTAGCTAATAAACATAATTCTGGATTACCTCTTGTCCAATAACCTAAACCAGTAAAAAATCCCTCTGACTTAATATTTTTCTTTATCCAGTTAAAAGCTACTGTTTTATAAGTAAATCCCCAACTATCGATTACTTCAAAGGCCTGTGGTAATGAGTGATTAACTACCCAAAGAAATAAAACACAATTAGTATCTGCAATATCGTTTACTGGTAATGACTTTATCCAGTTAAGATCTTGTGTTTCGTAATGTTGATTAGGATTTCGTCCCTCGCCTTTTTTACTAAAGTTTTTAAAACTCCACGGTGGATCTGCATAAATTATGTTGTATTTATTATTTGGGAACTCCATAAATAAATTATAGAAATATTACAACTTAAAATCAAGTTATGCTAAATTATATATATAACGAGAAAGTCAATCTGTACTTCTGTACAAGACTGATCCTTTTTTGTTCGATACTGATCAGAGGCCTCACGCAAGTGAGGTCTTTGTGATTCTAGCTCGAATAACGGATTTCAAAGACGATTGGCTTATCACTGTCGTCTTTTTCTTTATGTTCTCGTCTTGACCAATCTTTAGGGTTAGATCTCTCTAAAAACCATGCACTAGCCTGCCAAACACCATTACTAGCTGCGTCTGTAATCACTGCTAAATGCGAAATTTCGCCATCAACTTTTGCTTTTTTTATAGACTCCCAAAACTCCCATAAATTTAAATCATCAGCGTTTTTTATGAGATCTGGATCACCACCGCAGGCCTCATCTATCTTTTGCGCCTCTTGTTGCCACCTATAAAAGGTAGTTTCAGAGATCCCTGCAAATGTAGCTGCTTTAGAATTAGCAAGTCCTAATTTCAGTGCTTTATCCAATTTTCCAATAGTATCAGTATTTAATTTACTAGGCCTACCAGTTGGTTTTCCTAATACTTCAACTTTTTCCTCTATTTCATCAATTTCGGCTGAATTTTCAACGATTTCGACTTCTTGAACCTTATCGTCGACTGTAAATTCTGTATCCGCCAGCTTTATATCGTCTATACCTAGATCATCTAGCGCTATTGGATCTGGATCCGCTACTGTGTTCTCTTGATCTATATTATCTTGGGAAACTGGATCATTATCTTGATCATCTTGCATTTGTTTCCAAATATTCGTCATATCCATAATTATTACTATACATTAGATCTTTGATTCTTTGTGCATATCTGCTGTTATACATAATTCCATTATTATTAGCGCGCATAGCATAATAATTAGGGCAAAAAAATTTTTTTTTAAAAAATATGGGGTATTGGGATAGGAAATGGCTGGTAATGGGAGGAAATTCATACCCCTGGGTAGGGGGGCTAGGCCTAGGGTAAAGGAGGCGAAACCCCTAAGCCTAACCGTGCATCTAAGTTTATTTTAGTGTGTCGATCTTGATCTTAGGGATATAAGAAAAGGGACTACCGTGTCCATACAATAGTCCCTATCTCTTCGCAACTGTGAATCGCTTATAGATCATAGTAATACCAGATCTTCATATTGTATAGTATCGACTTGTATTTTTATTGCCGATCTGCTGACGCAATCAATTTCCATTATGATCGTGCTGGGGTATATTTTTGCTCGCATTAATTTTCAATAGCGATTTTTTTAACTACCCCTACCCCTAGCAGTCCATAAGATTCTAAAGCTGAGGACCAGGTCCCCTGTGGACCTCAAATCAAATTAGCCGAAGTTGATCCAGAACAGCTACATTTTTGGTCTTTCGTAGATCTATTTTAGCTATTTAGATTTTTCTTAGAAAAGGGGTGCATACCTGTGATTTGCTGTTTAATATGGTTGTATCGGTTAAAGAAAGGTTAGAAAAATGACTGATAAAAAAGTGGTTATAAAGGCGAAAGCTAAGACCAAAAGTAATAGAAAAGCAGAACGACCAGAAATTAGAATATTTAATTCTGGTAAGTTCAACAATGATACAAATGGGGACAAAGAGGTTTTTAGAAATCTAAAGTCCTCTAGTATCTGTTCTCTTAAAATGGAACGCACTAGCGAAACTACTTGTAAAGTGTTCGTTGGGTTCGTTGGTTATACTACCGTTGAGGGCGACAAGAAAGACGATACTTTGTATGTCGTTCACGCTGTCCCTCTAGCTGAGTGGCGTAAACTTCGTTCAAGTATCCTTAAAGGTAATAGCGTTGGTCGTGCTTACGGTAAGTTCAATAGTCCTATTGAAAGTATTAACGACAACCACGAAATTGAAAAGACACCACGATACGAAACAGAAAGACTAAAGTAATGGAGTTTTATTGTTTCGTTTGTGATAAGGAAGTGGGCGACAATCAAGCACAATATTGCGACTGGGATAATATCCCAGTTGCATTTTGTCCTGACTGTAATGTTTCACTAAATAGAATAGTTATGAAAGTAGGTAAATAAATGTTATCAATACAGGGACTAATATTAGTTTCAATGTTTTTCTTTGCAGTAGGCTTTTTCACTGCTGAGGGAATTTGGATACTAAAAGATTATAAATTAGATAGAGAAGTCAAAAAGACTTATAAAGATATGGGGGTGCATAGTTGAGGTTCTTATTTAAAATATTAGAACACACACTCAACCCACCACCACCGAAAAGAAAGTATAAAAAGAAAAAGCAATAGGACAGAAAGTCCCCTCTAGGAAACTAGGGGGGATTTTTTTTATGCTTTGATATGCGTGTCGCTGATCAGATTTCGCTAGATTAAGGGAAATTTTCAATCTCGTTTTAGAAATCTCGGAGCATGATCTGATTCAGCTAAATTTATAAATCCACCTTTAATACTTGACGATCTTGCGTCGCTAGATCACAATAAGAGTAGAAAGGTTAGGTATATGATTAGAAAAAAGTGGTTATCTTTTGTTAGTCGTTTAAGTGATATTATTATCGCTTATCTACTTGAAAGAGAAATACCAATTTATTTTGACAGTTCTTTTATTTGCACAGAGGAAATATTAGATAGCTGTTATGTTGAACAAAAACACGACTGCAAGTATTGGGGGTATGACAATGACTAAAAGCAGAGGCGACAGAGTAGAAATCTGCAAGAAGTGTAGGTCTATCAGTTCTCTTTACAAAGGGTTCTGGTTAGGTCTTAACTTTGGAACTCCTGGCGGTCCAGTAGAGGAAGTTGACCTATATTGTTCGCAATGTAGTTCTTTAGAACCTGAAACAGTGGAAGTCTACGCAAGACAATGCACTTTTTGTTCTAAAGGTTTTAGTCAGGGTTATCTAAGTGGGGACGAATACTTTTGTAATCAAGAGTGTGAAGTCAACCAATGTATTAAAAGACAAAGTTGCAAGTGCTTTGAAGTTCTTGTAAAAGAAATTGATACAACTAAGTTAGCGACTTCTGATCCTCAATGGTTAAAAATGACTATTAAGGGTGCGTTAGCTAAAGACTTGGGACAGATTGAACTAACTTCTAAACAATGGTATGAATTTATTGAAACAGAAATCGGTTCAGACTATTTTGAAAAGTTAGACAATGAGTGGTGGTATTGGTCAGAGTGGGACTTGTCAGATTGTATTGGCGATATGGTTTATACAAGTAAAGGTAAGGAATACTTTTTAGAGGACTAAACCAGCTTTAGCAGTAGAAAAAGAGGGACCTGGTGTCCCTCTTTTTTTTAGCGTAAGGAGATCTCCTGGTCCTCTGATCAGAAATCGCTAGTTAGCGTTTTCCGGTCTTGGCTTTTATAGATCTACATAAGAGTTGGATATTCTCTTTCTTTTTTTTTTCTCATTTCATTAATTCACATTTTCAATCTCGTTTTCTGTGGGGTTGGGTTAAGGTCTGATTTTTTTAAACGCTTAAATCGGTTTTAAATGGTCTGTTTATTTTAGAAAATCTTAATTTTTAGTGATTTTACGAAAAAACGAGTATATAATTGAATCTAGTATCGGTTAAAAAAAGGAAAACGATTATGAGTAAAGAAATACAGGAATTGTTTGACGCTGACGACTTAGGACTAGACATAACTGGTTTTAAGTTTATGGGTAAAGTCCCAGTTGATAGCGGTTCTGTTTTAATTACTGACGGTTGTTATACAAAATATATTGAGAGTGAAAATGAAACTTTTGATAAATGGTATGACAAATATTGTAAGACATTAGACAACAACGGTGGTCGAGGTGGAAATATGGACGACAAACTTATGTTTGCAAGTCCTACTTCTCACGGCGACGGACATTTTCCAGTTTATAGAGTTATGGACGAGGAAAATGGGTTTAGAGGTCTGTTCGTTGATTTCTGTGATTATGGGGACGCGTTCAATGTCTAAAAACGATTTAACCCCAGAACAAATTAAAAACATAAAGGAATTTGAGGCGAAAATTCCAGACGAAATTAAGCGACTAACAGAAAAGGTTGGGGACTTAACAGAACTTATCAATGAGTTAAGGTGGGACAATTACAACCCAGAATACATTGAAAAAAAACAACAAGAGAGATTCGAGTTAAACCAAGAAATTGAAAAACTAAAATCTCAATATAGGTCGTCTTAGTTTCTAACCACTACTAAGACACTTACGGAAAAGGGACTGACGCCTCAGTCCCTTTTTCTTTTGTCCAAAATTTAAAGCTGTTGATCAACTTTGAGAATTTATTATTGATTTTATTTTTATTACATTAATGCTCATTTTCAATCTCGTTTTAAGGGGATCAATTTCTTTTTTAATTCATTATTGGGCATTCTCAATCCCAAAAAAAAACAACCCCAGAATTTCTGGGGCTGTCTTTTGTTTATCGGTTATTGGTTAGGTTAAAGCGTCTATTATTTTATTAGCTGTATTGTAAATATTGCTTAATGAGTTCTTGAAGGTTTTTTTATCGTCCTCCTGCCAGCCTGCAATATATTTAAGGCTGTAATCGTCTGTTTTAAATCCAAAGTAATTTAAAACTATGTAAGCAACAGACTCAGCCTCCACTTCTGCAATTTCTCGGCATTCTAAATAATTAAGTTCTTTGTGCATCAACTTGTGGGCAACTTCGTGGGCTAGCGTCTTTGTTTTTTGTAATTGACTCATATCCTTTTGAATTTGAATTAATTTCTGGGTAAAGTTTGTGAAGCCGTTGCTTGCGTCATAGTAATTGACTACACGAAGGTGCCACTGATCAGCCTCAATTAATTTCTCTTGTATAGCAGTGAATAATTCGGCACTGTCCTCCCCTTTTAACAGTTCTGGCATATAAGGGTTTACAATCTCTATGCCGTCATCGTTTAATGGTTCAGTATCTTTTAAATCAAATACATAATAAGCCCTATAATAAATTCTTTTGTCCTCTTCCTTTTGATTCTTATCTTCGATTATTATCGGTCTAAATTGTGGAATCTTTAAAGGGGCTAGGCGTTCCTTACATTTACATTCTTTATTTTTAAAAGCTCTGCAAGTGATACAAGCAACAACGATTCTATTTTTTTCTATCCATTGTTTATAAGTTAAAACAAGCTGGGCTTCTTTGTTATAGATAAAAATTAAAAATGTATTGTTAAATGATCGGCGTCGGTCATTGGACTTTACAAAATTTAAATAATTTAAATATTGCTGTTCGTCAATAACAATAGAATTTAATTTAGTTTCTAATTCGTCAGTAATTTTTTTAATAACTGGATTCATTTTTTAACCTTCTTTTATTACGATACTTATTTAATTATATAAAGGTTTTTTAAATATATCTAATAAAATAAAATTTTTTCTGTTCTCTGGATCTATTTCTGAATTAGATCTGTAAAAGGTAAAGCTGACCGTGAAATTTTACTTTGATTGTTGTGTTTCTTTTTTTTTCTCATTGCATTAGTTCAGATTCTCAATCTCGTTTTTAAAAGGTCTTAAAAATTAATTTGTTTTAATACTTGTATTATCTCTGAAGTTGATCAATAATTATATAAGTATCGTATAAATTAGGAGGACTTATGAAGGCTTTTAGTTTAGAAAACTTAAAAGACTACATTGAGAATCACGAAAAAACTATGTCTAAAGATTATGACATAAGTGCTGACGACATTGATAGAGTTATGAAAAATAATGTTGAAATGGATGTCAGTTGGGAAGTTGGATTCTTAAAAGGAATGGAGCATATAGTCAAGACCTTTGACATAGAAAGTTATGAAAAAGGTAGAGAGGGCTTACAAGAGGCTTATTCTTTTGCGTTAGAGTTGTTAAGCGAAAGAGAGTTAGAGATACACAACAAATGGTCTGATGCTGATCCAGAAGAGAGAAAGCATATTGAAGACACTTGGGAAGTGTAAGATGCCTACATTCTATATAACTGAAACAGATAAAACCACTTACGAAATTGAAGCGTCCAGTGAAGAGGACGCTTTGAAAAAGTTTGAAGACAGTTATGATATGAAACCTAGCAACTTTGAGAGAATTGACTTTTCTATTAAGGAAGTTGGGGCTAAAGATAACTGGGTTTATGTTTGCACAGATTGTAAAGGGACTGAAGTATATACAGATATATGGCAGAACATTAACGATGAATCAGAGTTAAGTGAGGGTGCAGGCGAAAGATATTGTCAAGATTGTGCGTCATCGTGCAAGACAGAATATATATTAGAGGAGGAATAGTGAGTAGAGAGAGAATTAGGTTAGAAATAGACCTAGATTTTAGTAGGTTATTCTCTGGTTCATTTCAGTCAGCATTTGACGAAGTGGACTTTGAAAATAGCAGTATAAAAGAAATTGGGGATTCTATATCTAGTGAAATAATATCAACAGTGCAGGACGGTCTTAAAGACTGCAATATAAAAGTTAGGTGGTTTGATACAGTATATTTTTGGAATGAGTTTAAAAATGAAGATCACTTGCAAGACTGCATTAAGGATATGCTGGAGGAATACCTAGCAGAAGTTGGGTGTAAGGAATTAGACGAAAACGAAGTCGGTATGAACAGTCGCAGGTTTGATTTGTTTGCTGAGTCATTGGGCGTAGACTTTGACAGAGATAACGCTTATGAACCGTCTAAGGATACGAGATTCATCGAAGGTCTAATGGCTTTGAATAAATCTTGTGAGTATCCAGTAATTAAAGATAAATTTAATGAAATCTTTAAATATATGGAGTCAATGGGGTTTGATATATTTGACCAATACCAAGACTGGTTAAACGAATAACCAACACCACTTAATTAATTAAAGACTGGGGATCACAATCCCCAGTTTTTTTTTGGATTGAAAACGAGTCATAATGGTTGGGATTGGGATTGTAAATCTAATATAATGGATATTTTTTATTTCATTAATGCAGATTCTCAATCTCGGTTTTGGATTGGATTAGGAATATAATGGTAATGGCGTAAGTTCTTTCTTTCTGTATTTCATTATTGCTGATTTTCAATCTCGTTTGATCAGTGCTACCGATCCAGCTACGCTACCAAAATAGATCTAAACAGCAAGACGATCAGTTCCCAGCTTTAAGACGATTTTTCCTTTCTACTGCTATTTTTAATTTGTGTTGCATACCGATAATCTGCAACTATAATTAAATTTAGAAAGGTTAGATATGAACGATATTCAAAACAAAAACAAAGTTGAAGTCATTAACCCTAGAACTAACGAAGTAATGATTCTAGAAAATGACTTGCTTGATTTGGTTGAGGGAATTAATTATATCTGTGATTTTTACAGAAATAAAAAAGGCTTTGACCAAAATAAAGTTCTGGATACTTTTATCAAAGTGAGAGAGATCGAGAGGCTAAGAGGCTTCAACACCTCTCAATCGTTTTCTATTGATAGTTTCAGTAGAGAACAAGTCTTTGAGTTAGTGACCAGAGAAATGGACAATGGGTAATGAGTGACCTTTACAGAACTTATACTGTTGAGAAAACTATTACCCAGACCTGTGAGATATGTTTATCCAGCGATTACGAAATGGCTTTGGACAAAACTGACACAGGTTTTAAACACGAGGAGTGTAATTATGGGGACGATTGAAGTAGACATAGAGGTCTATGATCAAATCAGTAAGGTTAGGGAATCAGGTGTCACTAATATGCTGGACAAGAAAAGAGTTAGCGAATTAGTAAATGATAGAACTAAACAATGGATAACCGATAACCCTGAAATGTATTTATCAGGGATTATGTTAGGTTTCACTGTTATCACGGATACTACCTAACCTAGTATACGATACGAAAAGAAAACCCCAGACTTAAAAATCTGGGGTTTTTCTTATTTACTGCTATCCGTTTGGGATAACCGTGTTGATTAGATCTATTTATCTTGACATTGCATAACCTCCAGTTTGTTTATTTTTTATTGCATTAATAGTGATTCTCAATCTCGTTTTGGATCTTGATCACTTACTACAAATAAGACTGTATGAGTTTTTTGATTTTCTTTGAATTAATTTTATTTTCTTTATATAATGGGTTTTAGTATTGGACAATTAAAGGAGTTAAAAATGCCTACTTGGTGTGAAAACGATATAACTATCGTTGGGACTAAAACAAACCTTACAAAGTTGATCAAAGACGCAAAGCAAACTACTGAAAGTAGTGACAGCGAACTCAACTTGAATCGTTTGTATCCAGTTCCAAACTTTTTAGAAAAGATACACTCTGGTGCGAACAATATAAATGGTCAGCGATATGACTACTGGTTAGAGGTAGAAAATGAAACTGGCGACATTATTGGAGTTGATAAGCATTTAGAAAAATCAAAGCGTATTGATATTGGTATCAGCGAGGACACAGCAGTGTGGATAAAAAAAATGTTCGGTGGTAAGAACTGGTATGACTGGCAGACTACAAACTGGGGCGTGAAGTGGGGTGCTTATGAAGTCTATTCCTCTCTTAATATTGAAAAGATTGAGGGTAATAGTAAATATAAGTTAGACGCTTTTACGCAATGTGCTTGGGGTATTCCAGACGGACTATTCCAAAAAATATGCAACGATTACAACTTGATAATGATAATTCAATATCAGTATGAGGGTGGTATGGAAGGGGGTTGGTTTCGTATCGTAGACGAAAAGATTGAAGCAAAGAACCCTAACATTAAAACTGGCGATATTGAGGTGTTTGATCTTGCTGAATATGTATAAAAGTTATGGGACTGGCTACGGTCAGTCCCATAGATCACGAAAGGGCTTAAATGGTATATGGATTGTGGGACTTTATGTCTAAAGCAATAATCATAAGTGAGGAATCAATGATAAACGCAAATACAAAAAAGAGGATCACTGAAACAAAAGTAAACCAGATCAGTGCCTCTATGACCTGTCCTCATGGTAAGCGTGCTTATTGGTGGGAAGTCTTGGACTCCTCTGGTGGCACAGCTTTACAAAGGTATAAATCTGGATCAACTGGCGAAAGGATCTTTAATTACTGTGATCACTGTTTACACTGTGACTCTTGTAAGTTATGGATCACTAGCGATGTTCACACACCTAGCAAAAATGGTAGGTATTTGGACGAGAGTTATTGTAGAAAGTGTTTTGATCGTATTGGCATGAGTCCAACTAACGATTGGGACAATTAGTAGAAAGGTAAATTATGGGCGATAGAGTTAATGTAATCATACATAACAAACAAAAGACAGAGTTTTCCCCTGTGATCTATTCACATTGGGGTGGGGACTCGGTTGCATGGTTATTAGAAACAATGCGAGAGGAATACTCAATGAAACACAAAACAGAGGATCTAAATTGGTCTGTTGGATACAGACTGGAGATCCCTAGAGTGTTTACAAAGTTAGTAAGCGAGATGGTTAAGAAAGAATTAGAACCACAAGTTTACAACTGGAATAGCAGTAAATATGCGAAGAAAAAGGAATTACCATTACCTAACGATCTTCCAATAGTTGCTGACGATAGAGGTTGCTACTTTTTAGAAGTTGAATCGTTGCAATTCAAAAATGTTCCTTACGATTGGGACTTAGACGAGTGGCGTTGGTCAACACAACAAAAAATGAAACCACTTAAAAAGTTTCTTTATAAGATCAAAACCCTGTTGAAACGATCTTAGAAAGATAAAGAGAGGGGGGCGAAAGCCCCTCTTTTTTTTTGTCCTTTGATCCTTTAAATCTTTCTTTATCTTTTGTTGCATTAATGCACACTTTCAATCCAGTTTCTTTTTTATTCCATTGATTGACACTTTCAATCCGAAATTAAGGATCATTACTCGCTAAACGGATCTACTGATCAAGAAAATTAGAAAAAGTGGTTATTTAATTGCGTATCTGTGATATGCTTAGAGGGTATTGGACGAAAGGATAATTATGAACGAAAACTATGGTGTTAAAAACCCTGACTGGTTGGACGACACTTTAGCTAGGGATTTTGGAACACAAATTCCTGATACCGTTGTAGTGACCACTAAGAACGAAATACCTGATATGGTAGAGTTCCAAACTGGGAACATTAACGGTAAAGATACCTTAGACAAGTTAATGAAAAAAGTTATCGTTGACTGGAACTATGAGTATCTAATTTATGACGGTAAGGTCACTGACGCTTATGTTGTTCTTACTTTGGTAGACGCTAAAGGGAATAGACTTAATGTGACAGTGCAAGCTGATCCAGAGGCTAACGCTGGTGGTTTCTTGGACGCTAGAGAGTGGAAAGTTGGTAATAATGAGTGAAAAATACGAGATAAAAGAAAATCGTTCTGTAATCGTAGAAAAGACACTTACTATTACAGCAGAGTGGTCTTGTAGCTGGTGTTCTGAATATGGGGAATACACTTGGTCTGTTCCCTTTGACTTGCACACAGCTTTAGAGTGTCCAAAGTGCAATCAGGATAACTTGATCATAGACGAGGAATTTATGAACACTGCTTATCCTGATTTATTAAAGAAAGCAGGTATCAGTTATGAGTAAGGTAGCAGTTGATAACGAGTGGACTTGTGTAGGTTGTGAGAAAACCTTTATTCCTAGAGAGGACAAAGGTATCTTGGAACACTTTTTATACTCTTGTTTGGCTTGTGTCCAACTGGATAAAAGAAACCAAGCACTTGATCTTTTAGAGAGGACAAGTGCTGAGGTAAGTAAGTTGGCTACTAAGTTAGCGAAACTCAGGTTAGAAAGTATTGACGATTACACTGAGGGTTGCACACCGAAAAATGTGTGGCTTGAAATGAATACAATGACAAATCGGTTATTAACCATATCAAAAAGGTTAAAAAGGATTGGTAAAAAGGTGTAGTCCAATACCTAACTACTAAAGAAAGAGGGGCTTGTCCCCTCTTTTTTTGTGCTATCAAGATCTATAAAGGTTTGATCAATGGATCTACGCTTACTTTTTTGTGCATTATCGCACATTTTCAATCCCATTTAGACTCAAATTCAATCCCAGATCCAGATCGGACTCTGATCCTGATCATGATCCTGATCTTTGATCCAGTTTCGCAGATCGTTGATCCAGTTTTGCTAGATCTATGGAGCATTAGCACTGATTTACAATCCCATTTAGGATCATTCTCAATCCCAGATCTAGATCCAGATCACGATCCTGATCAGATCTAGATCCTGATCCTGATCGCTTGACAGATCATTGAAATTCGTTATATTGTGTGTTTTTTGGAACATTATTGCTGATTCTCAATCCCAAATTAGATCTAAACTGGTTGATCCAGCATTGCGTAAAGCTGATCCATGACTGCGAAATTTATTTAGATCTATTTACGATTAAAAGAAGATCATGTATAATCTTTGTAGCAATTTCTTTCTCTCTCAAAAAGGTAATTTGCTAATCCAATAGAAAGATCCCACTGCTAAGGTGGGATCTATCTTTTTTCAGTTGACTGTAAGATTACAACGGTAAATCTTTGTAGGTATTACCCTCTGGATACTGTCCTAATTGGTCTATTGAATACCATAATTGAGCTAATTTTAAAAATGGTATGTATTTTGGTATTTGATTTACGCTAGGTTGTTCAAAAAAGAACACACCGATCTCAAAAGGTCTTTCTTTTGGATTATCGTTGTTAAGTTCCATACAGTAATTGTAAAGACTCTCTAAATTGACATAATCTCTAGTTTTAAATCGTTTAGTTCCTTTAACTTCAGCTAAAAGGATCTTCTCTGGTGTTTTAGGGACAATGAGATAATCTGGTATTGTCCAGATCTCTTGAACACGCCAAAAGTAAGGTATAAAATTCTCTTTGGGATCAAAACCTATTTTGGCGTAAACACCTTTTTCTTGATCGTTAAGATCTTTGACTTGTTTATTTTTTACAAATCCTTTGTATTCCAAATACTCTTTCATTCTTTGGTCAGCAAGATCTATTTTGTTGTTGAAATTGCGTTCCTCAAAACTATTTGTGAATTTGTCCACTACTACCTTAACGCTTTGATAATCTCGTCAGCTTTAGCACTAGTAATTGTTCTATTACTTACAGACTCAAGAACTGAACTGTCTTGACCATAAGTGCTGTCTGGGTTTGTGTTTAACAAACTTGTCACCCAACGAATTTGTTTATCGCTAGCAACCTTATTTGGACTTGCTACGATCTGTTGATCTGGAGCTTGATCCACTGGTTGTGCTTGTGGTTGAGGTGCTGGTTTAAATGAATTAGTTGCGTCAATACCGTCCATCTCTTCCTTTGGTGTAGGTTCGTATCCTGCAAGTTTTACGATTGAGGACAAAGCCATTCGTAATGCTTTAGAACTTGCACGAGTTTGAGCCATTGACATAAGATGGTTTGCGTCTTTACCTTTCCAGTTTCTTTCTGAAAACATACAAACTGACTCACTAGCCCCTCTCTGATTACCGTTTACATCTAAAGCAAGAACACGAGCCTTAAATCCTAAGATCTCGCCAGTGTTTTCGTCTTTGATTTCATTTACCCACTCGGTTTGTGGTGTGATAGCAGTAGGAAGCATAGATCCTAAAAACTGCCAACCCTCAAATGTCACATACTTTTTACCCTGTATGTTTGCATATAGTTCTTGATTCTCTACTACATCCACAAGTGCTTTTGCATACTCTTGTGACTTGCTAACAAAGTCAGCAGGATTTGTAGTTCCGAATATATTTTGTGTTAAAGAATTGTTGTTATCTTGATCTACAACTATTTCAGTTGCGACTTGATCTGTGGAAAGATCTTCTACTGATACAACGATCTCTTTTTCTTTATTAGTGCTTTCTTTTTCTTGATTCACTTTCTCTCCTAACTTATAACTTACATCTCGCCAACCATATTCGCCAAATGTAATATCCAAATTATCCTCTAGTTTATCTGGTTGGTGTGACATATTTACAGGACGATCCTGTTTTTATTTCTACCAGTTGCGTTAGCCCAATTCACGACACTGGATTTTTTCCAAAGTGCTACTTGTCCACCAGATACAACTGCGTCTGGATGTGGAAACTGTTTTCTTTGTCGCCAAGACGATACTGTCGTCCTAGAATAACCAAGAAGATCAGCTATCTCTTGCACTCCAAGTGGTTGATCTTTAGATTCCCACTCGTTTGGTAAGTTAACCATTCTTTCTCCTTTAATTGTTGCGTTTATATGATATACATTATATACTTGTTTATGTGTTAGGCAACTACCAATAGGCAGTAATCTGACACAACAGTATTGAATAAAAAAGGAATAATATGACATTACAAAATGAAACTGTCGTGAAACTAAATAAGAAACACGACATAAGCGTTTCCCATACTGGTGGTGGTTGTTATCACTTTGAAATGAGGGGACACAATCCAGAAAAAGAATCACATTGGTTGATCAATGAAAGAACAGAGGATCTAAACTTTGTTTTAGAAAATATGAAACCAGATACTTTTTGTCACTTTGGTTATCAAGATCTAGATAACGATCATGGATATTACTTTGAGGCACAGTATCAAACTGGTGTAGAAATGATTGCACAGTTTGGATCACTAATTGTGAAAATGTTAAAAGAACAAGAACAATTTGAAAAAGCTGGAGGTAAATTATGGTAGGGATCTACGAAATGTATGACATAGGTAATTATGGCGACAAAGAAGTTTTTGGCGTTGGAACTATTGATAGTCTTACAGAAAAAGTTTTAGAGTGGAACAAAGAGAGTCAATATGCTGATCAGTCAGAAGTTGACGAGTGGGTTAAAGCTGGTGGTTTTAAATTTACAACTAACTGGGAAAACCCTTTTGGTATGTCTATAAGACATTTAACTGACATAACTATGCACGAAATTGAAGTAGCACATAGAAACGAAGCTAATACTCGTATTAAAGAGAGTAAAGAAGATCAGTTTGGTTTTATGTCAATAGTTCTAAATCTTGCTGTAAAAGGTAAGTCAGAAAAAGAAATGCAAGAGAACGCAAAAGAGGAATTGAAAGATCAAGAATATTATTTAGTGAAAGATATTATTAGATCTGAAAATCCTTTTATCTTTACAGAAACTATGGATAAATCTGAAGCAAAAGATTATGGGTTAGTTGAATGAAAGTTAAAGAATTAATAAAAAAACTGGAACAGTGCGATCCTAATATAGAAGTAAGAGTTATAGAAGATGTTGATGACGGAAACCCAAATTACTGGGTTGAGTTAGTTGACGAGAGAGAATCAGAAGTTCTGATCATAGGAAAGGAATAGCATGGACAATATGACAGACGAAAGTATTGTTCACATGATCTTTACCGACTGGGTTGAGAATTGTGCAACAGACGAAAAAGAAAAACAAAAAGCACAGGATCTATACAACAAGTATTTTCCTGTAAATCAAACAATAGATGAGATACCAACTAATGTGGTGTTAGAAGTAAAGATTGATCCTTTTGACATAACAGTTAAAAATGGATTATCTGAAACTAAGCTCCAAAATTCTGTCTGGAAACAGGTAAGAAAATTTGTAGCACAAAAGAAGATCAGTTATGAATGGAAGGCTAAATAATGAATAAATATGAAGTTAGATTTCAGGGATCTAAGACAGTTCTTGCTGACAGTTTAAGCAGAGCTGACGAGATGGTTGCTGAAATGTTAAAATATTTCCCCTCACAATACAAAATGAGAGGAACAATAACCAAATCTATCAACACAAAAAAAATCAATGAGGATAGATATTTTCTTGTTCAGGAAAAATTCAGAGAGGATTACAACGGAACAAGAGTTGTAAAAGTAAAAGCTAAAAGCGTAGAGGATATTTTAGCTGGTAAATATGACGACAAAGATCCAGTTGACGAAATATGGTCAGATGGCGAAATTACAGAAACTAATTTGATAACAAACAAATTAGATCTATTAAACGATTGGAAAGAAGCATTTGTTGAGTGCAACGCTGGTGGTGTTCCACTGTTAGCAACTGATGATCCTAATAAAACTATTGAATATCACGAGAACTATAAAATAAAAGATCTTGATGACGCTATGGAAGTCTTTAGAATCCATAACATAAATGTTGAAAGGGTTGAAAGCAATGAGTAAAGCAGGATTTGACGATATAGATAGAGTGAGTGAGATAGATCGTATGCAAAAAACTATTTCAAGAGATAGTGTTAAACATATAAGTGTTGAAATAGCTGATATGTTGATCAAAGAAAAGTATGCACACGATAAAAATATGACTTCAGAAATTATTGACGAGGAAAACGGAATGTCACAATACTTTCCAGAGGTTCAAGAGGAATTTAATAGTTTCTTTGACACAGTTGAGAATTTAATTGTTGAGAACTTTAAATTAACTGAATACTCCAACACTGGCGACTATTACATAAATCCTTTTAACGATCTATGTGATGACGGTTGTGAGGACGAGTTAGCTGTAAGGAATTGTCCAGATGCCTGATTTGATTGAGAGAATCAACGACTTTGGTAGCACTGATTTCTTTGTAGATCACAAAGACTGTGGTTGGTTTCATACTTGTTATTCTTGTGGCGATATGATTTTGTATTCAGAAGATCACTTCCTACAAGTAAAAGGTATGTTCGCTGGTCACAACCAGTGCAAAATTTGTTGGAAAGGGGAAAAGTAGTGACACTTTTATGGATAAACTGTAAGTGTGATCGTTGTGAAAAAGAATTTCAGATTACAAAAGAGGAGCTTGATCAGTTAGAAAAAGACGAGGGATTCAGCGTAAAGATTGATGACGCTTGGTATTGCGAGGATTGTTTTAAGTGGTTAGCACAAATAAAATTACCAAACACAAAGTATAAGAGAAAGGAAGGCTAATGACTGTTAAAGAGTTGATGGAAATGTTAGAGATTGCAGATCCAAACAGCGAGGTTGTTTTTGATCTTAGAGATTATAAGAACAATGCTGTTGGATACTTTGATATTCACTCAAACTGGGTAGAAACAGGGGGATATGATCCAGACGAACTGGATTATTTCAAAGTAAAGAAAAATGCAAAAGTTGAACTTTGTATGAAGTTTGACGACAATGAAAAAGCAAATATGTTGTGTGTGACAGACACATACGGAGAGAGAGATCTAAAGGAATGGAGAGAGTTGCATGATAAAGAAATTGCTGAACAAACTTCTTAAATGGCGTATAAATGGACAGAAAGTTATTTGGTTTCGCTTTACCTATCACTATTGGGACAGCAAAGACAATAAACAGATCCACATTTACACATTTGAGGGTAATAGGAAGTCCATAGCTGAATACTATTGTCAAAACAATATGTGGTGGGACGCTTGTGACACTATGAAATTAAAAAGTATAAGACCAATGCTCCCTAAAGTTGATAAAAGGAGCTGGCATACTAGAAAGGTATTTAAATGAGAGATCTTATATGGGAAATTGCTAAGAGTGGTGAAGAGGATCTGACTAATACAGAACTTCAAGCAATTAGTGATCCTAAAGAACTTCATGTAGCTTGGGGTTTAAGTGGCGAGGCTAAAATCAATACAACAAATGTAGATCGCTTTGTTAACAAAAAGATTGCAAGTGATGTAGAGGAAAAAGGTGCGATACGACTTGGCGAAGTTGTTTTTAATTATTCCAAAGGTTATAAGACGACTACACAAGATCTAAGAAAACTTTTAACTTGGGCTACAAGTAAAGAATTGTCAGAAGAGTCATTGGACAATCTAGTAGCACTTATTGGGAATAACTTTGTTCCTAAGTTAAGAGGCTTAGACGCTATCGCTAATAAAAAAGGTATGGACAAGCAACTTGCAAGAGATACCTTTACACACAAAGAGTGGGATACTGATCCAAAACTTAGTGTGATTAATATAAGACAACAAATTGCACCAAAGTGGGCTAAAGAACTAAAACATGGACAAAGGAGAACTAAATAGTGTTTGGTTTGATAATTGCACTTGGTATGAACTTTGGTTGGGGAAACCACCCAACCTTTTCAAATTATCATTACTGGAATAACTTTCATAACATTTATTGTGAGGAAGTTAATGAGCAGGGTTGTGTTCATAGGGACGAATATGACTTCATTTACTTTTGTAATGGAGTAATTTGTGACGATCACGACCTAACTTCTATACCAGAGGACTGCACGATAAACAGTATTGAGAATAACGAATGTAGGTTTGGTGTTCTAAGTGATAGCTAGTTGTATGATTTTCTTAGCCAGCTTTAGTTCTGGGATTTCGCCAAGTGTTGACGAAATGATCAAAATAAATAATTGTCTTGATCAGTTTCCTAGATCTATGATCCAACACATAGATTTGTATGTAGAGTTTTATGATGAGGAAAACTTATACACTGCTATGAGGATCGGTTGGTGTGAGTCAAGAGGTAAAGCAACAGCACATAGAACAGAGGACAGGGACTCAGGTGTTATGCAATTTATACCGAGAACTTGGCGTTGGATCGTTGAGGAATACGGTATTCCTGACTGGGACGAGTGGGTTATTATGCGATTTGGTCGTCCTTATCTAAAAGACGAAGTGTCAAAGTCAGATTTTGGTTTTAGCCACCAAAAAGCACAGAACACAGCATATTGGAATATAAAAGCAAGCTCCCATTTAGCTGAAGATATCTACAACAAAACACAGTGGAAAGATTGGAACTCTAGTAAGTGGTGTTGGGGAGATCCAGTTAAGTGGAATAAATATTGGAAAGAGGAAAAATAATTATGAATAGACACGAAAGGCGAAAAGCCAAAAGTAAAAAAAAGAAGCAATATCGTGGTTTAAAAAGACCAAGCCAAAGCGATATGCAAGCCAAAGACGGTAATGATAGCTGGAAGAGTTAATGTCAGTTTATCAATTTGGAAACAAAAGACCTGACGCAACAAGAAAATCTAAAAACTTTGGCAAAGGAAGAGTCTGTGCGTCAAAACAGTGCGAACAAGTTTTAAATCAATATAACAAAAAAGATCATTGCTACCAGCACGCACCTCGTAGCTATGGTAAGAACAGGGGTTGGATAAGCCCAGAGAGGAAAAAAGTATGAGTCAAGATCCAGAATTAACAGTTAAAGTTCATTTCAGCATATCTGATGATTTACAATTTAACATTTTTACACAGGAACAAGATCCAAAAGCAACAATAGTCAATTACATTGACAAGCAACTTAAAGAGAAAGGAGTTGAAGCGTTCCCTTTTAGGTTTACCCACCAAGTTAGATCTAAGAATTACAATTAATTTTTTGTAATAACGACTAGTATGGTAAATATGTCATACAAAAGTCGCCACCGAGTCGGATCAGACGAGTGGTGGCAGAAAAAAATAGATGATGGAGTAATAAAGGGCAGGTTAGACACTGGAATTTGTATTCTTTGTGGTTTAAAATCAAGCAATAACATTTGTAAAGACTGTCCTAAAGAAAGGAAACAATGATAGATCCAGAAAATTTAGACGAAACAAACGAAGATTATGATCCTTTAGAGGAGGACTTTGAGTTTGATACAGAATTTTTAGACCGAGTTATATTCGCAAAGCACATGGATCAAGCAATAGACGGTTTTAAATTCTTTATTAGATCTTTTATTGAGTTCGCAAAAGAAAGTCAAATTGAGTATGACGAAACAGGCGACTTTGATTGGTATGAAAGATTTTTACAAAACAAAGATAATCCAAACAACAAGCAGTTAATTATAGATGTAAGCGACACTGATCTGCTTGATCTAGCAAGTGTTGTAAGCTCCTTACCACCTGACAGCAAAGAATATAAAGACGCTGTGATCTGGTGTATGGAGCAGGATACATTAGACGAGTTTTACAAAATATTAGACGCATTTGGATATTTTGATACAAAATTAAAAACTATAAATAACTTTCAAGATTTTGTTGATGCTAGCGATAATAAATTTCTTACAGATCACTTTGAGCTAGAAGAAGAATGAGTGACGAAAACAACCGATCTGAAGAAGAGAAGTGTCACTTCTGTAATGCTAACGCCTTTATTGATTGCACACCAGATTGTCCTACTAACTTCGCAAAGTTCGGAACTGTTTTACCAGACTCACTAAGACACTTGATCACAAATGAATTGATCAAACAAGCTGAATACATTTACGAAAGAAAACAACAAGAGTGGTATAACCAAATGCTTTTAGAAAGAGTGCAAGATGTTATGAAAGATTGGTCTATCTTTATGTCTTTTGTAAAAGTTCTAGATCAAGTTCACTACTTTAGATCTACAACAGACCTTATAAAATTTTTAGAACAACCGAGTATAGAAAACAATACTTTTATGTTGTGGTGTGAAATGGGTAGTCCAACAACACCAAACTCAAAACATTGGGAATTGTTTTTACAAGCATTACAAAATAAAGGAGTAGAAGATGGCAGGACAGATCAATAAACCAAACAATCGTGAATTTGATATAAGACCAGATGAAACTTATAGCGATTGGAAAAGGCGTAAAGCTGAAGAAGAGGGAAAAGGATCTGGTATAGGACAGAAAAATAAAAAAGATACTTCTAACTGGACTGAAGCACAAAAGCGTGGGAGAAGATCACGCAACAAAGGTATGAGAAAACAAAATGAAGCCAGAAAACAGTTAAGAATACCTAACGCAAAGTTTAGATCTAATATGGGAAACGAAGAGAACTGGCGTGGGGAACTTAGATTTGAAGTTAAAGCTGGTAAACAAGTCCAAACATTTTGGACAAAGTTTTTAAAAATGCAAGAACAATCAGACGCAAACCTTTCTGATTACGGTGTAAATGCTAAACCTTTTGTAGCAGTGGTTAAGCCAGACGGAACTTCTGACGGCTTAGTAATGTTTAAAATAAGTGATTTAGAAAATGTTATCACTGGTTTTATTATGAACTGGGAAAATTATGACGATTAAACTTTATACTTTAGATTTTTACATTGATAACGAAAAACATTTATTATTTTTATCAAGTCCAGAGGACGCACAAGAAGGTAAACAAGAAAAACTAGCTGATTCTTTTTACAAACAAACTAACAGTGCATTGGACATAACAAAGATCACAACACACGAATTTGAGGACGAAGTTGGTTTAGCTAACTTTTTAAATGCAAACACAACACACTTGACAGAAGATCAGTTAAGAGAAATAGAAAAGGATACAGGTTTAGAACAATGGCTATCACACCGATAATTGTATTTCACGACAGACATAAGATCCAAGAAAAAGATTGGGCTTATGTTTCTGACTGCACAATTATTTGGGTAGACGAAGAGGATTTAGTGACAGAGGACGATGATGTTGTCCAAAGTGAAGACATAAGAAAAGAAATGATCTTAGACAGTAAAAGTTTGACAGATCTAATAAAGGAAAAGCCAGTAAAGGAAAGTTATTTTATATTATGAGTGACGAAGGAACAAAAGCAAGACAATCAGGTTTTAAATTACAAGAAAGAGCTAGAAAGCTCCTTAGAGTCCCAGACAGAGAGTTTGGTGCTAGTAATTTAGATGAGGAACTTTGGAACTCTGCTGTTCAATTTGAAGTTAAGAGTGGAAAGCAAGTTGATAAGATCGCTAGCCACTTTTTTAGAGTAGAGGACGAGGTTGATCGTAAAATAAAAAATACCGAAGGAGTTGAAAAAAATAAACCTTTCGCTATGATTTGTATGCCGAGTGGAACTGGAGACGGAATACTACTAACACGAATAAGTGATTTAGAAGGATTAGTTGAGGGACTGCTTACGAACTGGAATAAGGAGAAAGAAAATGGCTTGGATAAAGAGTGATGAAACATTATCACAGCATCCAAAAGTTGATCTTCTTGCTGATCTCTTACAGATTACACCAGTTCAGGTAGTTGGACATTTACACTATTTATGGTGGTGGTGTCTTAGCTACGCTGACAATGGGGATTTAACAAGATACAGAAAGATGATTGCTAAAGCGTCACGATTTGACGAAAGCAAGAACGACACTTTTATAGATGCATTAGTAGAAACTGGTTGGCTAGATCAAAAGAACGACAAACTTTGGGTTCACGACTGGGAGGACTATCACGGTGCTTTGATGGAAACTCGTGAGAATAATAAGATAAGACAGCAAAGACACCGAGCAAAGAAAAACGAAATAGAATTAGTTGAATCAAATAACGAAACAACTGATCAAGACATTATTAGATCTAAACCAAATAAAAGCGAAATGTTTAAAGCAATGGTAGAAGTTGTCTTAGGTAAATCTTATGAGCAAGTTGCTAGTGATATTACAAAAGACGAAAGAGGTAGGATCAACACAGCAGTAAAGCAACTCGCTGAAATTGGTGCTACACCAGAGGACATACACGCAAGAGGTTTAAATTATATGATCAAATATGGGGAAAGACCTACCCCACAAGCCCTTACTGGTGGTTGGAATAGGTATGAGAAGATCACAACTGAACAACAGAGAAAAAAGAATGTAAAAAAGGTAAATTCTTATAAAGCAAGTAGTGATCTCATGGAATGGGCTAAGGAGGTTGATAACGCATGACAGCAAGCGAGTGGGCTAACTGTGTAAATGTAATGAGGTTAAAGTGGACTAATTTTCACTGGGACGAGGAAACGATCAAATCTGTTTATAACGATCTTAAAGGAATCCATATTAAGTATGTAGAAAAGGCTATTGAACAATTTTTTAAAAAGGGGACAGAGTTTCCACCTAACCCTAGCCAGATCTATTCTACTGCTACGGAGATCATGAGATATGATATGACAAACACTGATCAACCTCAGATAGAATACAAAGGTATATCTTTAAGAGAGTTTTTAAAATTAAAAGGTTGGGAATCTGTCGCAGAGGGTATGTATCATTTTGGTAGAGCAAGACAGCTTAAAGGTATTAAAGAAGTTTACGAAACATTTGACTACTCAAAAGAGTGGAATGATGGTGGTAAAGAGGCTTATATTGAGCATACTGGTATGGGAAGCAGTGGCTTGATTAAGACATTAGAACAATTAGATAGAGAAAGTGAGGACGAATAATGGCGTTTCCAAACGAAATTACCTTTTCAGGAACTCTATGCAACATAGAGTATAAACAATCTAACAACGGCAACTTTTTTACAAAAGGTGCTTTAAAGATCTATCAAGGTCAAGAAAAAGATGACGCTTGGTATGATGTGGTCGTATTTAACAATGAAAGACAGAATCTAGCTGACAATGTTGCAGATTGTTTTTCCCCACAGGTTAAGAGCTTACCAGTAATCATAAAAGGTAAGTTAGATCAAAGTGAGTGGACAAAGCAAGATGGATCTAAAGGTAGAAATTATACGATCATAGCAAGTGAAGTTGCTGTATCTACTGTATTTGGTGCAGTAGGGATCATAAAGTCTGGCGAACCACAGGCAGTTCCAGAGCCACAAGCCAGACCAGTAGAGGAGATCGCAGAGGGAGAAGCTCCTTTTTAAATGAAAATAGAGTATTTAAAACTACACGAAATATTACCTGCTGACATAAACCCAAAGGATCACGACATTGGCGATATTTATATGTCAATGAAAAGATTTGGGTTTACTGAACCACCAGTAAAAAACGAAAAGACTGGAAAATTAGTTGCTGGTCACGGTAGGTTGGAAACATTAAAAATATTAGAGGCAGAGGACATAACTACGCCACCACATAACATTAAGTTAGACAGTGACGGTAATTGGTTAGTTCCTGTCATTGCAGGAATAGAATTTGAAACTGACGCTGAAGCAGAGGCTTACTTAGTAGCCTCGAATCAACTAACTATCAAAGGTGGTTGGAAAACTAGCGAATTAACAGATCTATTAGAAAGAGTTGTAGTTGATACAGAGGATCTATCTGGAACTGGCTTTGATCTTGACGATATTGACAATTTGATAAACACAATGGAATCAAAAGTCTTTGAGGACGAGGACATTGCAGAAGTAGAGGACGAAACAACAGTTAGATTTAAATTAGGTCGTTATAAGTTCGGTATTGATGCTGATCACTTCTACGACTGGGAAGAAAAAAGAAATAAAGATCTAGGATCAAACAGTCCACAGGACTTGATCGCTTGGATAAAAGAAAGACTAGAACTTTAAGGGGCAGTGTTGGTAAAGTCGTGTTTAGGTATCCAGTTCCTAGACACGAAACAGGGGTTCGAATCCCCTCTGCTCCACTAGGGTAAGACAATTATTATTTAAATAATGATGTTGTATGGGGATACAATTTAAGTATAAGCAATCTTACCCTAAGTTTTTACAGAGTAAATAGATCAAGTAAAGGGCTTGATCGTAAGCAAGCTAGCTTATATAAATATCTACCTCTGTAAAAGGTTGGGAGATGTCCACAATTATGACACAACTAGTTGTAAATTTAAGAGGATACTGGGGAATAAGATATTCCCCACCAACCAATTTTTTATTATGATCTTTAACAAAAATTGTTTTGATGTTTTAGGAAAGATTCCAGACGAAAGTATCCAACTGATCTATTCAGATCTACCTTACAATGAAACTGGTAATAAGTGGGACAAGAGTGTTATTGATCTTGATCAACTCTTTGATCAATACCTTAGAATCTTAAAACCAGACGGAACTATCGCTTTGAACTCAACAATGAGGTTCGCAAACAAATTGATCAATACTGCACCAGACTTTTATAAATACGAGTGGGTTTGGGAAAAAGACAATGGAACAAATTTTATTAGCAGTAAGTATCAACCTTTAAGAGTTCACGAGTTCGTGTTGATCTTTACAAAAGCAAGAGTGACTTATGGTAAGACTTTAGGCGTTAAATACAATCCACAAATGACAGTTGGTAAACCCTACAAACAGATCTCTGGTAAAAGTAGTGAGAACTGGAAAGGAAAGCCACTAAAAAATGTTGAAACAGATAATAAAGGAACTAGACACCCAAGAACAGTAAAGTTTTTCAAGAGAGATACGCCAAAGATCCACCCAACACAAAAACCTTTGAAACTTGCAGAGCTGATAGTCAACAGCTACACTGATAAAGGCGACATAGTGTTGGACAGTTTTATGGGATCTGGAACAACAGGTGTTGCTTGCAAACTTAATAAAAGAAAGTTTGTCGGTATTGAACTAAATGTGGATTATTTTAAAAAGGCGAAAGAGAGGCTAAATGATATACCTAAGAAATGACGATTGCTTTACAGCTTTAAAAGAATTAAATGACGATCTTGTTGATATGGTTTTTGTAGATCTACCTTATGGGACAACAGCTTGTAAGTGGGACACAGTAATTGATCTTGAAAAAATGTGGAGTGAGTTAGACAGAATCACGAAAGACAACGCACCTATGTTGTTTACTGCTAGCCAACCATTTACAAGTCGCTTAGTAAGTTCAAACTTTGACTGGTTTAGGTATGAGTGGATCTATCAAAAGATAGCTGGTAGCAACTTCGCACAGGCTAAGTATCAACCAATGAAAGAACACGAAAGTGTTTTGATCTTTAGTAAAAAACCAAGACCAATATACTTTCCGATCAAAGAGGAAAGACGAGGAACTGGTAGTGACAGAGCGAAATATAAATATACTGACAAATCCAGAAAACAAGTCGGACAATTTATGGGACAGAGTATTAACGAAAGTGAATTTGATTACAGCAACGACAGTGGTAATGACAAACTAAGATACCCAAGTTCTGTTCAGATCTTTAACAACAGAGCCAAAGGGGATAGAGGATTGCACCCTACTCAAAAGCCAGTTGCTATGGTTGAGTATTTTATTAAGACTTACACTCGTGAAAATGAAACAGTATTAGACTTTACAATGGGTAGTGGGACAACAGGTGTAGCTTGTAAAAACTTGAACAGAGGTTTTATAGGAATAGAACAGGACAGGGATATATTTGAAATCGCTTACAACAGAATTTCAACTGATCAATGAGGACATAAACTCTGGTTTAAGTCTTTTATCTGACAAATCAGTTTCAATGACGATACTTGATCCACCCTATTATCGTAAAGTTGATCAAGACTGGGACAAGCAGTGGTTTACTTTTGATCAATATTTAGAGTGGTGTGAAGTCTGGATCAAAGAAGTTAGTAGAGTTTCAATGGATTCTGGGACAGCTTGGTTGTTTGGTTATCCTTATGAATTGTCAAAACTTTTACCGTTGTTTGAAAAATACGGTTTTAAATTAAAGCAACAGATTGTCATAGACAAAGGTTTAAAAAGTATTGCTGGTAGATCTAGTGATCAACTTAAACAATTTCCTACTGCAACCGAGTATTTATACTTCTTTTACAAAGATTCAAGAGAAATGATCAGACAACTACTTCAAAGCGAAAGGAAAAGACTTGATCTAACTGGTAATCAAGTTAACCAACACTTAGGTAAAGCTGTGACTGGTGGTGGAACATTTAGCACGATAGCGTCTTTGAAAAAACCTTTAGAGTATATTGTTTACCCAACTGAAAAGGATTGGATCAAGCTCCAAGAAATCTTTGATCTACCAGAATACGACACAGTTGTGTTTCGTTTTAATAGTTCTTTTGGTATCACAGATGTTTGGAACGACATAGACTTTTATATAAACAAAAAGGATAAGATCCACCCAACACAAAAGCCAGTAGATCTAATTAATAGAATCATTGATACTGGAGTTCCTAACAAACATATACTTGATTGCTTTATGGGAAGTGGGACAACTGCAATTTGTAGCAACGGTAAGTCTGATCGCTTTACTGGTATAGAAATTGACCAAGATATGTTTGATCAAGCATTTGATAGAATCCACCTGCATATCCCCCATTTGCGATCTTAACTTCTTTCTGCTAAACTTATAAAAGAGAGAAAGGAGTTGACTTGGCGAAACCTCGTTTAGTGCAATTCACTTGTGCTGGATCTCGTTGGGACGAAAATGACTGTGGCGAAAAAGCAGTTTTCAATATGAACGATCCCCAAGATCTAAAAAAGTTAGACAATGGGTATGGACGAAACTTTTATACTTGTGAATCTTGCAAAGAGATAATTGATCTAAAGGTTAAGCAAATGGAGTTAAAAGCACAGAAGTTGTTTTTAGAAATATTTGGCTAATCTTACAGTCAACTGAAAAAAGATAGATCCCACCTTAGCAGTGGGATCTTTCTATTGGATTAGCAAATTACCTTTT